GTATCGGACAGACTGTCCGACATCGCAGAAAGCAGCCCCCGTCGATAGCTATTGTACGCTCCGGAAATCTCATCCAGCAGCGGGTTGCGGACCTCTGCGCGCGGAGCGTCCCCCATCGGGGGCTCGGCCGAGATCATGATGATGATCCTCTTTCGCAACACGGGCCCAAACATACACCGTGTGGAGACGAATGGGCGAAGTAGCTGCTGGAACGCGTCAACAGGCACACCCAGAGAGGGGCAAGCACCCATCTCAGTGTTGGGAGCGAAGACCTCTCCCCGTGTGTCGTATCGATCTGCGAGCCGCGGTTCCCCCGACCGCACCAAGATGATGCGCTGGAACTCATGGGGCTTGAGCACGATGCCCATGCGCGCCACGGTCCCCAGGATGTCTCCCAGGTCCGCCGAGACCGTGCTGCGGGGCTGTGCCATCTGATTGAGGACACCCGCTGGGAGGTCCGGCTCTGCACGCTCCAGGAGAGGGACAGCCCTCCCAGCAGCGAGGTCCGGGGGAAGCTCCTTGATGATGTCCGCGATCTTCTCGTCCGCGGTCTTCTGCGCTGCGGTCTTCGGGGGCTCCTGCAGCATGGAGAGCAGCTCTTCCTCGGGGGAGAGTGCACTCGCCGTCTTCTGAAGCGAGGCCTCCGTGTAGCCCAGCTCCTCCGCTCGGTCTGCAGAGGGCTCTGCCAGAGAGTCCGGCCGCACGAAGATGAACATCTTCTTGCCCGAGGAGAGCAGGGCCATGACCTTGGCAGTCTTGTCCGCGCCGATGAGCACGTACGAGATGTCGAAGAACCGGGGGTGCGGGTTCCAGACGAAGATGATGCGCCCGTCGGGCAGGATCATGTTCGGCCGGAACCGCGGGTCCAGCCGGTTCATGTGCTCGCAGTAGTCCTTCCGCGTCTTGGCGCGGTGCCCACAGATGGAGCACACGTCGTACTTGACGCGGCAGCCCATCGATACGGGCAGGAACTCACCGGCACGCAGCTTCTCGATGATCTCCCAGCCACCGCCCGCCTGGCACAGCCCGTGGTCCAGCTCCTGCACCAGCTCGACTCGCTTCATCCGGTCGTGCCAGACGGCGAGGACCACGTTCCCGTACACCGGGTGGTTGTAGGGGGCGTAGGGCTTGTTCTTGTGGTGCCGGAAGGCGTTGGCACCGTAGAAGGTCGTGTACCCGTAGGGCGCTGTTGCAGCCAGGGCGCGACGAGCTTCCACATCCCAGGGCGGGATGTTCCTCCACCCCGGGGGCTCGTGCTTCAGTGCATCGATGCTGAACCCGTCAGCGTTGATGTTGGGGCCCCAGATCTCCGTAGCCCCCAGTGCGTTGACCAGTGCGTAGGTCTTGTCCTCGCGGGGCTTGAGGCGGGCGATGAACTGCTGCACCTCATCGTGCAGGGGCGAGGCCGTCTTGATGAGGTCGGGCTCCCCGGGCGTGATGAGCCTGGAGTGGACGCCGCTCTCGTCCTCCCCGTTGTAGTGAAGCAGCTTGATCATGACGTTGCGCTAGCCTGCGAGCACGTCCCCCACGCCACGGGTGAACGACTGTCCTGCGGCCGAGCTGTGACCCGCACCCACCGGGCGATTCAGATCGGATCGTGCCTTGATCAGCTTGCCGACCTGATCCGACTGGACACGCGGCGTGGGTGATTCCGACGGTGCAGCATGGAGTGCCTGCCGGACGAAGGTGGAAGCAACCAGCGGATCAGCAGCCATCTCGGGCGCAAACCGGTGCAGGGTGTCGAAAGCCATGTGCAGATGTCCGGGGTCCTCTTCCGTGAGGTCGGGTGCCGCCTTCATCATGCGGTTGAAGCGGGTGCCCTTCATGACAGACTGCACCAGGTGGTCCAGCGTCTCAGCACCATGCTGTGCCCCCATTGCGGCCACGGTGCCACCACCCGCCAGCGCAGCACCCAGCCCCGCCGCATGAAGGCCGCCCTTCAGCCCGGGTGGAATGGGATGGCCGAAGATCTGATTGATGGCCGACAGCTTCTCCAGCGCGCTGTCAGCAATGCGCTGGGCGGCCTCCTTCTCGAGCTTGCCCTCCGCGATCATCTGCTGGATGTAGGCGTCGGCACTCATCGGTAGAGCCCTCCACGGATGCTCTGCTGTGGCGGGAACAGCTGGTTGGCCTGCTGCAGCTCCTGTCCGAAGCGGCGCGCCCCCTTGTCAGCCACCGCCGTGGCACCGGCTCCTGCCGCCAGGGTGCTTCCCGCCAGCAGCGGATTCTCCGCAGTCAGCCGAAGCGCCCCCTTGGCTCCGGTCCAGCCGCCCTTGCCCAGGAGCTTGAAGGGTGCCGCGATCACCTTGTCGCTCATCGACCAGAAGCCTGCGGTTTTCTGCTGCCCGGCCAGCGCACGGTTCAGCGAGGACAGTACGGTCAGGTCCCGGAGGTTCATCCCGCGGCTCCCGTCACGAGAGAGGTCAGCGCGGCCACATTCTCGGTGAGGACGTCCACCATGTTGCCGAGGAGCTCCCGGCGGTCCGAAACCTCCGCGAGGTAGTGCGCGGACTTGGCCAGCTCGCTGCCGACGTCCACGACGCGCGTCTGCACCGCAGACAGCTTCTCCAGATCGAGGTCCACCTCGCGTCCGGTCTCCTGCACGAAGCGCGCGACCGCCGCCCCCAAGGGCACGGCCACATGGGAGAGCTTCTCGATCCCGACGACGTCGTTGATGACGAAGCCGACCTCTTCGATGGAGCTCTCATCGAGCATGGCTTGCTTGACGGCATCCTCGAAGCGCTCGACCGCCTGGTCGTACATCACCTCGAGTCCACTGGCCTCCGCGGTGACGTGCTCGAGGGCGCCACGGGTTGTCTGCCACTCCCGTATGGACGCGGCCTTGTCCTGGCCCTCGGCAGCCTCACCCGGCTCCTTCGCACCGAACAGGTCCGCCAGCATCGCGTCGCTCTCGGTCGCGCGCAGAGCGTCACGGTAGTCCGGTACTGGCGCCCCGTAGGCTGCGGAAGCCTTCACCAGCAGGTCTCCCCCCGCACGATGGACCACGGCGAGGATCACCTCGGGGTCCGCGTACTCGAACACGGGGTTCCGAACCACGCCCGCCTCCTTGTCGAAGAGGTGCGCGTAGGTGTGCTGGTTGGCGAACTCAGCCACCCGGCGGACGTGCTCGTCCGTCCACTCCGGGTGCTGCGCTGCCTGCTTGGTCACGGCATCGTTGAGGCTGGCCGTCTTGAGCAGGAACTGCTGACTGGCCTCCCTGCCGCACAGCTCCAGGGACTCGGGTCGGACCTCGGCACCACGTGAAGTGGAGAGGAGGGCCTCGAAGGTGTCTGGCATGTGCTTTCCCTCGTGGTTGCCCACTCCTCGTTATAGGAGCCCGCTCGGATTAGTGTCAACGGCAAAGCCCGCCGGAACACGGTACAAGAGGTCTGGAGGTGAGCCATGAGTGAGGCTGTGAGTCGCAAGGGGGCCGCTGCAATGCTGGGGGTCTCCGTGCGTACCATCGACAACTATCTGAAGTGCGGAATGCTGACCAAGTACAAGGAGGGCCGAGGGCGGGTGGTCATCCTGTCCAGTGCAGTGGAGGAGCTGAAGCGAGATCGAGATGAGACCGTAGGTCCCCTGCTCAACCGGCGCGTCATTGCAGACCTGCGCCGGCGGGTAGCCAAGCTGGAAGCGGAGGTGCGGCTGCTCCTCGGGATGCACGAGGCATCCCCGGAACCGTACCGTCTGACGCCGGAGGACTACATCAGCCTCTACGCCATGGCGACCAGCGCCCTGGAGACCCCCTCCCTGGAGGCGGCCAAGTCCTGGATGGGGATCTTCCCGAGGATCGACGAGGAGGTCCTGCGCGGTATCCAGGAGGCCACTGGGCACACGCTGCACGGCGCCACCTTCCTCAAGCTGTGCCTGGCCCTGCAGGGGTGGCTCCGAGACCAGGAGGAGTACGCCTCCAACCTGGAGATGCAGCAGGTCCACATGCGTCTCGAGTTCGCCCGGCAGCATCTACGCTCTGCGCTGGTGGTCTTCATCGAGACCTACGCTGGTGCCTCTGTTCGAGACCTGGTGCAGCGCCTCGGGGGCCCCGACGCAGACACCAAGAGCGACATCCTGTTCAGACTCCGCAAAAGCCCGTGATGCCCCTGTCATAAGGTGGCTGAGTGAGAGATGAAAATGCCTCTTTCGAGGCAAATTCCTGCAAGAATCACGGGTACTTGCGGGATAAGAATGATGAACGGACACACCAACAGGAGGCATCATCATGGCCAAGAACGACACCGCCACGGCGGCAACCCCGACCCAGACCCAGAACCTCGACCCCGACATCATCATCGGGCGCATCGACGGGCTCGAGAAGGCGGTGACCAGCGCCGCCGACGCGATGACCAAGGAGGCCCGCAAGCTCCACAACTTCGACGCGCGCCTGCAGACCGTCGAGGAGCACGCCCGCATCACGCCGGAGGCGCCCGAGGGCTTCCTGGCCAAGACGGCGTACTACGCCGGCAGCACCGTCACCACGCAGATCCGCCTGCACGACGTGCTGGCCGCCGGTGGCGCCATCGCGGCGTGGCGTGGGGCCGCGCACCTGCTCGAGACGCGCGTCGCGCTGCCGGTGGGCCTGTGGGCCGACCTCATCGCCGGCGTCGTCGGGGTGAGCATCGTGCGGGGGGTGGTCTACTTCGTGCGGAAGTAGGCCAGGGCGAACAGGGCTGGTAGCGCAAGCTGCCGGCCCTTGTTCGTTAGCTACGGATTCTGCGCGTCCTGCTGGGGCACGAAGATGTCCGGCCGGGGGATGTGTCGCGTCGAGGCCAAGAAGCACAGCAGGGCCGAGTGGTACGAGTCGTCCGTGGTCTCCGCCGCGATCTTGTAGTCGTCCTGCCGGGTGCTCTCGTTGTACTCCGCGAAGATGTTGGTGAAGTCCGTGGCGTAGGGCTCCTTGAACTCACGCCACGATGGGAACCGGATCATTTGGCGCCGCTGCTCCTTCATCGCGTTGAAGAAGGCTGACATCACCGCGGTGCGATTCACCAGGTAGCGGTGCATCCCCGGCTCCCAGCGCCAGAGCTCACGCGGCTGGCTATACTGCCACTTCGTGATCCGCACCGGTCCGAAGGTCTTGATCAGCTCCGCATTGGGGTGCAGGCCACCACCGAAGTCGGTGGCCACATGTTCCACGTTCCAGGTCCGGATCAGTCTCTTGATCAGGTCGAGCTGGATGTCCGGCTCCGACTCCCGACCCTCGAAGCGGTGGATGTAGAAGATGCTGAACCGGGCATCTCCAGGGAAGTAGGCTCCGAGGGACACCACGGTGAAGCTGGAGCTGCTACCGCCCTGCCAGTCGATCCCCATGTAGATGCGGCCCGAGCCACCGAAGGACTTCCTCATGGCGGACAGACTGTCCGGGTGCATGGACAGCCGGTCATCGCACAGCTCGCGCAGCTGCGTTCGAGTGATGGGTCGCGTCCCAGAGTCGTAGCTCATCCCCAGCACTTCATTGAAGAAGCGCACGCGGGGGTAGAACTTCTGCTTCTGGAGGATGTCGTTCCAGCCGATCCAGGGCACCATCAGCTGTGGGATGCGGAAGCCCTCGAAGGGCTCGGGGAGGTCCGGCGCAGGATTCAGTGCGGCCCACTGCGCCATCGGGTGCTGAGGATCGATCCGCTTGCCACACTTGTCACAGATGAGCCCGTGAGCCCCGATGTTGCCCTCCCCGAGGATGTTCCAGTGCCACGTGCCTGGGCTCTTCGGAAGGCCGTGGTGCTCGCAGGGGACGACCCACTCGTTCTGCGTGGAGTAGTAGACCCAGTAGTGCTCGATGGGGTTGTCCATCGACTTGGGTGTGCCCGAGTACACGAAGAAGCGCCACGGGGAGTGGGAGGCTGTCTCCTCGATGACAGGGATGTTGTTCAGCAGGATGTCCTGCAGCTCATCGATGCACACCAGGTCGGAGCTGACCCCGCGGGTACGGTCTGCGTTGTGGTAGGCGTAGCGCAGTCGGATCTGACTGTGGTTGATGAACTGCTTGAGGTGGACGTTGTCCGACATCTTCGTCGTGGTCCACGAGGACAGGATCGGGGACAGGCTGATGGGGTCGGCCAGCCTGTCCCTGCTGAACTGGTTGGTCTGGGTGTGCGTGGGGGAGACATAGAGGCTCTTGAATCCGGTGCTCAGGCAGGAGAGCGACAGTGTCCTGTTGCCAAGCAGCGTCGACTTCTCGACCTGACGTCCGCACTTGAGGAGAACTCTGTTGTATCCCGTGTCATAAGGCCTACGGAGATACCTGCGATCAGGATCGAAGACGAACGGGATGATCTGGTTGCGCTTCTGGTCCACGACCTTGATGGCGTACTCTGTGAAGTGCGACGGGCGCGCCCGAACCAGGTTCTCCTCGAGGGTACGCTGGACCGAATTGACGTCATCTTCATCCACGTCATCTTCGACATCCTCGATGTCCCACTCCGGGTCCAGGTCTGGGTTGTAGTCACTTCTCCAGGACTCGAGAGGGGTCGTCTGAACGCTACTGAGCACAAGGACCTCCGCCGGATAGCCTGGCCGCGGTCAACTAATCTGTTTACGAGCACCGCCCGTAGTCCCTAACATACGGTGCGAGGAGGGCCCATGGGAACAAGGAAGCTAGAGGACATCATCATCGATCCCGACGTCGTTCCGAACCCCCGGACGGATTTCGGAGACATCGAGGCACTGTGGATGCGCATCGAGGCCGTGGGCCGCTTGGTGCAGCCGCTGGGCTTGTGGATCAACCCCGAGGACGGGGAGGCCTACCTCTGGGAGGGCATCCGGCGCTTCAGCGCACTCGAGCATGGACAGCTCACCCGGACGACGCAGTTCAACGAGATGTTCGGAGACGGCATTCCGGTCGAGTACTTCGAGGGGGACCACGACAGCGTTGTCGATGCTGCCATCGTGGCCAACGTAGACCGCAAGGAGTACACCCAGGTGGAGCTGGCGCACGCCTGTGCCATCCTGCGGAGCAAGAACATGAGCACCACGGCCATCGCCAGCAAGATCGGCAAGTCCACCCGGCATGTCCGCCGGTGGTTGCAGTTCAGCGACCAGGCCTCAGATCAGGTGGTGGAGGCCGTGGCCGACGGGGCTGTCACCATCGACGCTGCCTACGACGTGCTCACGCTGCCGAAGGAGCAGCAGATGCCTGCGCTGAAGCCGGTCGCCACCGAGTCCGCCAAGCCCACGCGTGAGCGCAATGTCACCAGTGCTCGCCGGCGCAACTCGGAACGGTCCGTGCGCCGCACGGTTCGGGAGATCAAGCAGGAGATCGAGCTGGTCACGTCCAAGATGGACAACTTCCTGCTGGAGACCAGGACCAAGCCCAAGGAGGTGACCGACATCCTTCGTGATGGGGGCAACGCCCAGATCGTCGTGACCATCCAGAGCGAGCTCGCGGGATACCGCGGGGCGCTCGCCGCGCTGAACTGGGCTCTCGGTGAAGCTGAAGACTCCTACTGACGGGTGGGTGGAGGCGCTCCCTCCTACCCCACTCCTGTCCCAGCGGCTGCGCTGGGTGGACTCCATGTGCCGGTCCATCCAGCGCAGCTGTGGGAAGGTGTCGGGCTACCACATCTACTTCGATGCCAACGATGCCCTTCTGATGCGCATTGGGATCACCTTCAACGTGTCCCTCGAGAAGGGGTCGGCACGGCACCTGCAGCACATCATCCAGGGGTGGTCTTCCATCAACGATGCACACGCACGGCGCGTGACACTGGGATCTCACGGCTGTGTGGCGGAGATCTTCATCAAGTACAAAGGAGGTGGAGAGTGCGACGTCACACCCTGGGACCGACGGCCGGTTCCGAGGACACGCCACGGGCTGGGCATCAAGCGGAAGCGGCGGAGCCGGTGAGGATCGCCGGTGTCGACGAGGTGGGACTTGGGCCCCTTGCGGGCCCCATCGTCGCCGTCGCCGCGCTCTACGACGACCTGGAGTGCCCCTTCCCCGAGCTCATCAACCCCAAGGGCCCAAGGACACGCCCGTACCTGGACAGCAAGAAGCTCACGGAGAAGAAGCGAGAGGAGATCTACGACCGCCTCATCGACGGGGCTGTCAGCGTGGGGCTGGGGCACGCCTGGCCCGAGGAGGTCGATGAGCACGGTGCTGGCCTGGCGCACCGGTGGGCCCTCCGTCGTGCCATCGAGGACCTGCAGGTGACCCCCGAGCTGGTACGCATCGACGGCAAGGCGTTCAAGCTGCGCAACCTGCCCTACCCACAGACTGCGCGCAACCACGGAGACTTGATGTGGTGGCAGGTCTCGGCCGCCTCCATCATTGCCAAGGTCTGGCGGGACCGCATCATGCAGGACTACGCGGTGCAGTACCCGGACTACAGCTTCCAGACCAACAAGGGCTACGGCTCCCCGTACCACCTGGACCAGCTCCGGAAGCTGGGGCCCTGCCCGATCCACCGTCGCTCCTACCTCACACGTATCCCCATGCCACAGGGGGTGGGTCGCTGATGGTCATGGACCTCCGTGACCTGTTCGACAGCCTCGCGCCGTCTCTCCAAGAGACCTTGAGGCTGGAGCGCCTGGTCCGGCGAGGCACAGCAACCCTCGAGCAGAAGCGCCACTTCCTCGAGGGGGTGCTGGCGCACTGGCCCTCGGTCAGCCCCGCGCGTCAGTACCCCGAGCTGTGGAAGGAGATCATGCAAGACGAGCGGACCATTCCGGGATAAGGGTTGTAGAGGAGGACACACGATGAGCTGGGACGAGATCCGCGCCGCGCTGACGCCCGGCATAAGCCAGGAGGAGATGTTTCTCCTCGAGGAGCGCATCAACAGAGGTGAGGCGACCCTGGAGGAGAAGCGCACATTCTTGAACAACGTCTCCGCTGTCTGGCCATCGTTGCGGCCACAGGAGACCTACGCGGACCTCTGGGAGGAGGTCTACGGGGGCTAGCCGCCCCCCTTTACCTACAACCCCCGGAGCGCCCTCTGCACGTCGGCACGGCGCGGGTATGCCGCCACCTGTCCTGCCGGGTTGGTGAAGGACTCCATCTGGCCGGCACCCGCCTGTCCACCCCACATCTCCCGGAACTGGTTGGCCCCGGCACGTCGCTTCAGGTACTCCCGCATCTTCGGGCCCCCCTTCGCACCCCGCTCCTCCAGCTGGTCGATGACGCGCCGGAGCCGCTCGAATTCTGGATTTCGCGCGCCGTAGCTCGATAGCGGCACGGGGGCGTAGTCGATGGCAACGGCCTGACCCCCCGGTGTGAGCCGCATGTTGTCCGCATGCAGGTCCTCGAGCTTGCGGCCGGGGATGGACTCTGCCACCTCCTTCCGAGATGTGGCGAGACGCTCTGCGGTACCCGGACGTGACATCAGCGCCTGACGCTGCGCCGCCCCCGCCTCGGGGACGTACTCGTACTGCAGGTAGCGCGTACCCCCCCTGCCCTTGCCGAGGCCGCGGCTGTACAGCGTGGATAGGCGTGGCTTGGAGGCCAGTTCGCTTGCTGCTTGTGGGTTGCCTTCATCGATGAGGCGCTGGACCTCACCAGCGCGCCGAACGTCGCTGGCTCGGCTACGCCGGCCCACGTTCACCTTCTCCTCGAGCGCGCTCTTGCCGACCAGCGGGCTCTTGGGGTCGAACGCCTTGCGCACGGAGAGGCCGGGGGCGTCCCTGGCGCCAGCCACCAGGTGCGCCGGGCCCTCGCCACCGCTGCCGAGGAACTTCATCTGGCTCCCAGGACCTGTCTCCTTGAGGGCACCCGTACCCTTGAACTTCCCAGCCAGCTGATTGGCACCCGGGAGGTTGCCCTTGCTGATCAGCGCCTTGACCATCTTTGCGCCGCGGCGAAGGGCAAACTTCTCCATCGTTGAAGCAAGCGCCGCCTGTGCTGTCTTGATCATCTTGCTACCCCACGGCTTGACCTTGACACCCTGTGGCATGATACCCGTTCTACGGCGCAAGAAGGAGGGTCACATGGGTGATAAGAGGGGTAGAGAGGAGGACACTATGATCGGCAAGGACACCTACTGGTCCCCGACGCCCGAGGAGAAGGAGGCCATCCTCAAGGCCTTGGGGCCTCCCGTCCCGGAGCCCGCTCCCAAGCGTGGGCTCCTCTACCGGATCTGGTCGTGGCTGAAGGGAGCCACGGAGTAGGGCGAAAGCCCTCTCTTAGCCCCGAAGGGGCTGCAGCCCCGGCATCGTCGGAGCCTCGGACGTGGGGGTGGGCTTGAACCGCCTGTTGAGCTGGCTCTGTGTCCCTCCCGGACCCGACTGGAGCTTCCCGGACATCGCCTGCGTCTTCATGGAGAGCGACCCACCAGCTGGAGGGTTCCCAGGAACCGTTGCGGTGGCACCCGACGGTGCCTTGCCCCCAGGCTGTGTAGCCTTGAAGAACTGACCCGTAGAGGGTGCCGGAGAGGCCGTGGCAGTCACCGCCTGCGCACCCCGTGGCTTGGCGTACCCGTGCTGTCGGTGGAAGCGCAACGCCTCCTTTGCCTCATAGCCCTGAGCGACCGGAACCCCCTGCTGTCGGTAGACGTTGTCGAGGTCCTTCAGCTTCCGGGTGGCCGCCCGCGTCTTCTGCCACTGACCATACTGCGCCTGAAGGCGCTTGAGCAGATTGCCCTGTCGCGTGGCCATCGTGGGCATCTTGGTTGCTGCCAGCTCCTCCAGTGCAAGTCCGCGTGTAGCAGCACGCACGCTCTGAGTGGGAAGCGTGTCCACGACTCCGGGCACGAACTCTGGCACGCTGGACCGCCGCACTCCCGTACGCTCAAACTCCGACAGCTGCGGGCTGCCCTCGCGTAGGGTGTTGCGCTGCAGGGTCTTCGTCTGCAGCCTGTTCGTGAAGCGCGAGGCACCCGCGTGCGCGGCGGGGTTGGTAGGAACCGCAGCCCCCTCGGCCGAGCGCAGGATCTGACCCTGAGCATCCCGGGCATAGCCAAGGTCTGCATCGGAGTACCCACGCTTCTTGGCCCAGGCCTTCATGATGCGGCCCTGACGGTCCACCTCCTTGGTGGCCGCCTCCCCACTGCCCAGGGGGGTACCCCGTGCCTTGCTCGTGGATTGCAGCTCGTGCTCGAACTGGGCACCGGGCCCCGTCCGGGTCATCCGACCCAGGGGCTGGACACCCTCCTCGATGCCCTTCGGCAGAACCTTCTGACCCTGCTCACTGAGGACGTCCGGTTGGACGCGGCCACGGGGCTTCACGGCCCCCCTGGCCACGAGCTGCTCGTGCAGCCGGGTCGCGTTGGAGGCCATGTCATCGGCCTCTCGCATGAGCATCTGGCCCACCTGAGCATCGGCTCCCGGGAGGCTCATCAGCGTCTTGGCCATGGCCTTCTGCTTGGCCGCCTGCCGCAGTGCCTTGAGCACCTGCTTCAGCCCTGCACGGAGCGCCGTCTTCTCCAGGCCACCGGTTGACACCACCGCGCGTGCCCAGGAGGCCACCGCTTCCTTCTCCATGTCACTGAGGCCCGAGGTCTTGTCCATCACAGTCTTGTACCCCCTGGGCTTCTGACCGGCGTCCAGCGCCTGCTTGAACTTGCGCACGTGCTTGCAGTCCCCACCACCGTGCGATTTCTTGTAGTACCAGTCGGGGCAGGTGCACCCCACCCTACCGGACTTCATCAGCTTCAGCTGGTATCGCTTACCGGGCTGGGTCATCGACGGCGTCTGACGGACGTGCTCCCCCGTCTGTAGGGAGCCGATGGCCCGGACGTGCCGCTTGAGCTTGTCGTCCGCCTCGGGGTGCAGCAGCACAGCCTGCCGGAAGCCCTCAGACCGCTTCAGGCGCTTGCGGTACCAGTTCCAGTCATCCTGGGTCGGGGGTGTTCCAAGCAGCTCATCGGCCTGTTGTAGATGGACTGGCTTGGGGATGGCCACAGCTGACATCGGCGTGTTGGGCGCTTGATAGGCCACCTTGGCCATGGCCGCTGTCGCCTTCTTGAGCGGCAACTCGTAGCCGATGAAGAGGAAGCCTCCGTCCCACTGCTTGAGGAACTCCTTGGGGTACGCCGCCGGCGGAGCCCCCTTCGGCACGTCAGGCCCCTTGTGCTTCTTGCGCCAGTGCTGGTAGTCCCCATGAACCAGTCGGCGCTCCTCGGGCTGGAACTGGATGCCCGGGATGCGTGACCATGCGGCCTTGCCCTGCTCATCGGCCTGCAGCGTGATCTTCTCTACACCGAGGTCCCGTGCTGCCTCCTGAAGTGCCCCAAGCGCTGCAGAGCCGATGCCCTTCTTTCGATACTCGGGCTTGAGGTAGAGCGCGTTCCCCTCCATGTCCCAGCGCTTGCGGAACAGCTTCTTGCGCAACGAGGCATCGATGGTCCCGTGGCTGAACCCCTCGTCGCTCACCGGGTTCTTCCCTTCGGGGTCACGGATGGAGACGTGGGCATGTGGATGGAACACGCCCAGTGGGCGCTTCACCTTGACGTCCGTGACGGTGGTTCCGGGGATGGCGTCCGTGAAGGCCGTGCGGAGCGCCTCCTCCATCACCTGGGGGCGCTCACCCCACTTGGTCTCTTTCAGTTCGGAGGTCTTGCCCAACTCCCCCAGTTGGTTCCCAGATCCGACCCCAAGCAATGGGGCTTCTCCTGCAGTCTTCTCAGAATCGATTCTCCGGAGGACCTCCACCACCTCCGGCGCGTACTGGCGAGCGCGCGCTGCCTGCATGCGGCGTGCAACGTGGTACAGGATGCGAACCACATCATCCGCGTTGGCCACGAGGGCTGGGTCGATGTCTGTCACTACTCCTCGCGGCTCCTCAGCGACCACACCCTCATGGTGCTGGCCATCGCCTGCTTGGCGAGCATGGGGTCCGCGGCCTGCGCACCCTCACTGTCCATCTTGGCCTTGGCCATCTCAGCGTAGGGAGCCACGCGGTCCTTGGGCAGAAGCCCGCGACCGGCATAGCCGAGCAGCGCTGCCCCGCCAGCGGTGCCCGCGACGCCACCAGCGAAGCGCGCTGGGTGCTGCCTGACATACTGCGGCAGTGCGCGTAGCTGCCGCAACAGCTGCCCCTTGTTCCCCGCACCACCTCGGATGTACTCGGGGGGGATGGCCTCCGTAGACCGGGCGGCCACGTTCTTCTTGCCGCCCATGTGTGGGTCGGCCTCGAACTTCTCCCACAGCTCGTACGGCATGTCCGCAGTGACGACCCCACCGCGGCCATGCTTGGGGTTGAAGACCTGCAGGGCCTTCTTCGGGTCCAGGCCCTCAATGTGACCCGCTGCGATGTCCTCCATCATATCGGGATACTTCTTGCTGTACCCCATGAGCTGGGCGTAGAGGCGGGCGGTAACATTCCCAGGGGCAACGTGCACCTTGCCCTTGGAGGCCGCCATGAACGCAGGGTCACCGACGGCAGCGCCAGCTCCAGTGCCTCCGTGTTGCGGCTGCAGCCCCTCCTGCTTGATCTTCTGTACGAGAGCTGGGTCTGTGCCATGGTAGACGCGCTTGTGACCGAGCAGAGCACCGCGGGCGGTGTTAGAGGACAGCAGCACTGCACCGGCGGCACCCGCCAGCCCCTCATCAGCCATCGAGGTGGGGTCGAAGCCACCCTCGGACGGGGCGCTGGTCTTGATGAGGCCCTCGGTGATCTTCTTGCCCCGCACATCCCGCCGGCGGAGCAGCTTGCGGAAGTCCTCGAAGGACATCGTGGTCATGGAGCCGAAGAAGCCGGGGTTGTTGAAGTGCACGAGGTAGGCTGCCTTGGCCTCCTTGGCTGTGTGGAAGCCCAGCATGCACTTGTCTTCGTCGTACCTCTTGAAGTCCGGCGCCTTCATCTGGTGGACAACGTACACAACGTCGGAGTCCAGGTCCGGCCCGACGTAGACGTCAACCGGATCCCCATCCGGGCCCAGCGTCCTGCGGATCTCCCCGTAGTGGTGCACCATCTTGGTGCTGCCCTTCTCTCCGGTGGCACCGTCCACCCACTCTCGAGAGCTCCCACGCTTGTTCTCCACCAGGATGTGGAGCCCGCGGTAGTCAATGGTGCCCTCGTAGGGGAACTCCTTGCGGTTGCGAGCCGGCGGGGCGCCCAGGGTCACCGCCCGTGACAGCTTCTCCGTGAGGTACTTCTTCCACTTCGCACGCACAGGAGCACCAGTGGTGTCGTCCACGTCGATGACGGGCGGCGGAGCACCGGCCCATCGGTTCAGCCCGGGGAGCCCCTCCGTGAGCAGGTGCATCGGCTTCTTGTGCAGCTTCGAGGGGTCGTGTCGGTCCTGGTGGGCGAACCAGTTGCCCTCATAGCGGTGCACATGGAGGCCCTTTGGGCCGCGGTAGCTGCGCCCACTGAGCCAGCGCTCCCCGGGGAGCCGGATGTAGGACCGAGAGGGCTTGAAGCCCGGGATGATCCGTGTCGGGTCCTCTTGCTTCGGGAGGGCCACCCACCCACCAGGAGTGGACCGGATGCCACGGATCAACTTCCTCTGTGCCGCCAGCGGGTCCTCGTCAGGCAGATCCTGCATGGCACGGAAGGGCTTGCCGAGCATGACGGCATCCCCACCGAGGCGCACCTTCCGGTACTGGGCTGTGCCACCAGTGCTGCGCCTCCAGGGAGCGCTGCCCTCTACGGGGGCATCCAGGTCCGCTGCACCCGCCTTGTAGATGGTGTCCCCGGGGTCGCCCTGCGCCGTGGACTGCTCTCCCAGGTTGGCGCCAGCGTTCATCTGGTCTTCACTGGCCTGCTCCCGCCGATCCTGTGCGAGCCTCTCCCTCAGCTTCTTCTGGAGCTGGGGGTTGTTGAGCGCCCCGTCTCGGAGGTAGTCGTACATCACGCAGTCCCTCGAGTGAGGCCACCCGGCAGCAGACTCGCACGCTGCATCGCCCGAGAGGTGTCACCGATGTCCATGATGCCCCACCTCGGGGAGCCGGCGACCCACTTGCCCACGCTGTAGCCCAGGGGAAGGCCCAGCAGGGCGCCCCCGTACAGGCCGGCCCTCGGCGCAACCCTACCGATGTCCCTCCCAAGATGCTTCAGCTGTGCAGCCCGCTGCAGCAGCCGCTTGTCTGCGATGCCGCCGCGTGCTGCCTGCCGCAGGATGTCCTCTGCCTGTTGCAGCACAGACGACTGAAGGCGTTCTCCGACAGCACCACCCAGCGCAGACCCACCCGCAGTGGCTCCCAACCATGCAGCGCCTCCACCCACGGCTCCCGCCAGGGGTCCGACGGGCTGCCGGTACTGCACATCTGCAGGAGCCAGCGGGGAGAGGATCTGGGAGTTGGAGTAGGCCGAGGTCTTCCGCAGCCCCCCGAACACGCGACCGGACAGCCGGTCACGGATGGCATCCTCGGCCCCACCACGGATGTCCTCCTGGAGGGTCCGGACCGTCTCATCCAGGCCCCCCAGAGCCTCCGTGGCCTCTCGACCGAAGCCCTCCCGGTCGAAGGGCACCCCCTGCTGTCGCGCCTGCGCCGCCAAGTCACGCGCCTTCTGCACTGTGGCGTCCGAGTGGCGTCGATGCGCCTTGTAGGCCATGAGCTGGGCGAGGGACTCTGCCTCCTCACGAATGGGTGCAGCGCGACGAGCTGCTGCGGCCGCGCTGACCGCCGGCGCACCCACAGCCCCGAGGGCACCACCCACCAGGGCACCTGGCACGGTGTTGGGATAGTCGCCTCCCGTCATCCGGCCCACGCCCGCACCGAGAGCTGCACCCAGCCCACCACCAAGAGCTGCCTCGATCAGCCGTGCTGTCACAGGGTTCATGTGGTTGCCTCCAGCATCCGGCACAGCGCCTTGGCGAAGCCATCGGTGACGAGGACCAGCGCACTGCCCGTCCTCCTGCCGTAGCCTGCCAGCTTCACAGCCCAGCTGTCCATCTCCTCGGTGTAGTCCCCCGAGGCATCGCTGGAGCTGCCGAGCACCTCCGTGAAGGCATCGCCGATGGCAGAGCGCATGGTCTCCTCGGGGGGCCAGGCCGGCAGGTCACGCCGCCACAGGTGGTAGACCAGGTCGTCCCCACGGAAGACGAAGGTGATCGCAAGTGGGCCGTACCCCACGGTGACCCGTCGGTGCACAGTGGCCTCGAAGGGGTCTCCCATGGGCTGCATGGAGACCCACTCACTCGTCTCGGTGGTACTCACCGTCTCCCTCCAGCACGTCGGAGGTGTCGCTGTACGTCCCACCCGAGCTGGTGTCCACCACCGATGCCATGGGGGTGACCTTGTCCTGGTCCGTGTCCAGACGCAGCCGCTCGAACTCCTTGAGCAGATTGCGCAGCTCCTGCTCGCTCGTGGCGACCTGCTTGTGGATGGATAGGGCTGCGTTGGACAGCCCGATCATCATGGCGGCCTTGTCCCGGCTGATGGGGATGCGCTCGTCCACCTCCACGAAGTTGAGGTAGAGCCGACGCTGCATGTCCTTGAGCATCGAGGTGGACTCGATGGACGTCTTCAGCCCCATCCGATGGAGGGCAACCCGGCCACCGCAGGTGAGCGCAGCGAGCTGCTGGTCCTTGACCAGATAGGGCATCGAGGTGCCGGAGATGGTGTCCGCCCACTCCTCGAGGCTCATCGTCCGAACGTCCCAGAAGTAGTGCTCGTAGGCTCGGACACCGTCCGCGGTGAGCTGCACCTGGTGCTTGCTCCGGATCTGGACCGCGATCTTCTTGTGCGGCACCCGGCCCAGCAGCCCCATCTCCACCGGCCGGCGGATGACGAAGTCCGTGAGGATGGCGTTGGCCTCTGCCACCTCACGGTTGGGATGGTGCAGCGCGTAGATCAGGTGCCGCTTCAGGAAGGCCGAGGTCTTGGCAGCACGTGGGTCCTTGGGCAGGAAGGGCTTGGGCAGGTCACGGAGCAGCTCTTCGCGGAGGTCGTCGAGGTAGCCCTCGCTGGCCAGGGGTAGTCCATGCCGCGTCAGGGCCGCCAGCACATACTCATTGCTGCACTTCCCAGGGTGGCCCTGGGTGAGCAGGTACAGGATGAACCGCTCACTCGGGTGCCGGCGGGTCGCTACCTCGGTCACTGCGTTCGTCATGTCGCCTGGGACAGCAGCTTCAGTCCGTTCACCACCTCCTCCAGGGAGAAGAGGGCCGTCCGGACGGAGTTCTCGTTGAGCACCTTGCCCCCGAGGCGCACCTGCAGCAGCAGGTCTGCCAACCTGTTGACGGTATCCTCGAGGTACGGCAGGTACGACACGAAGACCGCCGTGGTCTCCGGGGTCAGGAAGCCAAGGGAGAGCACCGCATCCACCGTGGTGGCATCCCCCGAGGAGATCTCCGCGGCCTCCTTGATCAGCAGGCGCGCCTCCAGCCCCGCCTCCTGCAGGGAGTCGTGGATCTCCTCGGCGGTCTTGACCGAATCCGCATACCACTCCGCGAGGGGCACGATGTCCCGCAGTCCGGACAGGCTGGCCGCACCACTCTTGTTGGTGGCCGCCTCGGCCAGCTTCTCGCGGGCCACGTCCGGGAGCAGGCCCGCGGACACCAGCATGAACTCAGCGTGGTTGCGGTCGACGAACTCGTAGAGCGGCTTGGCCAGCTTCTCGAAGGCACCCCCGCGCAGGCTGTACACCATACCGTCGGAGACGACCTGCCCACTGCGTCGGACCTCCAGGGCCTCCGCCACCTTCCCGAAGCTCTCCTCATCCCCCGCCAGCTTGATGAGCGCCCCGTTGATCTGGAGGAAGCCGAAGTAGTCCGGCACGACGTACTCGCCCTCCCCGATGGCCTCAACCGTGCGCAGCCCGGGGGCGAAGTAGAAGGTGACCTGCTCCCCGAGGTCCGTCTCCGCATGGTACGCCGGCGTCCCATCCGGAGCCTCCGAGGAGCCCGTGATCGTGATCGGGATCATGGCACGGGCCACGCCCTCCGAGACGTAGTACAGACACCCGTAGCCCTCGGGCAGGCAGTGCGGGAGGTTGGCACCCATCCCCACTCGGCTTCCGACGATGGCCTCCTGGAGCCCGAACTCGGACCCGTTGGTGAACAGCGCCAGCGGCACGGGGCTCGAGTCGAAGTTCATCAGGGACGGGAAAACCCAGCCCAGGACCGTGCGTCCGTCCAGCGTGTTGACCTTCCACTCCCCGAACTCGGTGATGGGCTGAACCTCCTGCTCCGTCATCGACTGCCCACCACCCTCCGCATCCGTGGACATGGTGGCGGCGTCCCCGGGCTCCATCTCCTCGAGCTCCTCCTCGGAGCCCATGATCTCGCCCGCCTGATCCGGTGGGAGGCCCTCCTCCATCTGGGGCTGGAACATGTCCGCGTTGGCCCACTTGATGTTGTAGCCGCCGTCCGAGCGCTTCTCGAGCTGCACCGTGTTGGGGCGGATGCGCGCAGCGAGGCTCTCCCAGATGTCCCCCGCCGAGGCCTTCTTGATCATCGACGACCCCGCGATGTGCCCCAGGGCCTCCGCCGCCAGCGGAGAGGCGCGGAAGCGCGCCTGCAGCGTCGGGTCCTCCGCAACGATGGAGGCCACCTTCTCCACGGTCTCTGTCTCCATGAAGGGGGCGAGCAGCTTGAGCAGTGGCTCCACTCCCGACTCCTTCTCGAGGTGGGGCTTGATCTTCTTCTTGTACCCCTCCGAGTCGAGCCAGTCGTTCGGAGAGACCTCCGGGTGCTCCCGGTGGAGCTTGGCGATGTCCGTCGCGGCCGAGTCCTTCTCCATGACAGCCGCGTTGCCGAAGTACCCACCCTGCTGCCCCGTGAAGGGAGGCATCAGGTCACTGCCCAGGATCTTCTGGGGCGGGGCCACGCGCACGGCGTCGAACTGCTCCGCTCGGAACATGGCCTGGCGGAAGCGCCCCTCCGTCAGTGGGTAGCTGCGGCCACCCTTGAGGAAGAGATCCAGCGGGGCCAGCTGGAAGCTGCGGATGATGACGGGAACCCGCGCGTGGTTCACCGCCTCCCCCACCAGCTCCTGGCCCGGCGTCCGATGCGTGGGGTTCTTCACCGCGACGTAGCCGATGGCGAACCCCTGCTCCGGGATCTGTCTCGTGATGAACACCTTGACGTCGAACTCGGACAGGAAGGGCAGCTGTCGGTAGGCCTCCTGGAGGACCTGTAGGTCCCAGCCGTCCGCGTTGCTGTCCATCCGAGCGATGGATGCCATCGCCGTCTTCTCCGGCTGATGGTCGAGGAAGAGGTCCATGCAGTGCCTCCTAGCTCACGAAGCCCTTGCTCGACAGCATGTCAGGGGGAGGCGGCGTTGCCGGGGCACTGGCAAGTGTGCCCGTCACCGGGTGCGTGTGCGACGCAAGCCAGTTGTAGGCCGTGGTCCCCTTGACCATCGGCTCACCGGCCTTGCCGTTCACGTACACCGTGCCGCTCGGGTCGACTGTCACGCCGACGCTCCCGTCTCTACTGCCGATGTTGATGTCGCCCTTGGCGATCACAGACACCGGACCGCTGCCGCTCTCTATGATCACCCCAGTATCACCCGATAGGGTAGCCTCTTGCGCCGAGTGCAGGAGCATGTCCTTCCCAGCGCGAAGTTCAATCTCCTCGTCCGCGTCCACCGACCACTTCTTCTTGGCCGTCCACGCCACGTTCCCGTCCTTGTCCACCTTCAGGCTGACCCGGAGCTCCTGGGAGTCCGTGCCGTCACTGTAGATGTCCAAGGCGAGGGCCGTCGCATCATCGTGATGCCCCGCCGTGAGCTTCAGCACGACTCCCGAATCAGTGGCCTTCTCCTTGGCCTGGATGAGCAACGTGGTGGTCTTGTCCCCCTGCTCGTTCTTCTCCGGCCGCTCCACCAGCCAGGTCAGATCACCACCGAACGTGTGGAGCTCGTAGTTCTGGCAGAAGTCTCGGATGAGGTTGTTGATCGGGATGTAGAACCGCTTGGCCAGTGGAGTGGCCTGGACCTCGACGACACCACCCCGTCGGATGGTGATGCCATTCCCGTCACGCGTCCCCAGGTAGATGTCGCCACCGCCCAGGCCCTTCCGGTTGCCCCGCCAGGAGCCTCCGTCTCGGTCGAGCGCAGCGCCATACCCCAGGATGAACGGGTGCTGCCCGTCGCTGGGCCAGCAGACCCAGCACTTGGCCCCGACCTCGGGCATGATGTACACACCCTCGCCGTACTGGTGGTGGACGTAGGGGGACGAGAAGGGGACGCCGCCGTAGTAGCGGTAGTTGAAGTCCGTGACGAAGTCCACCGAGTACTCCGCCGCGTTCACGCTCATGACGGTCGCACCCTCAATGGCCGCAGGGGTGTACGCACCCGTAGCAATGGGCGCACGGGGGGCACGAGACGTGAGGAGCGGGGAGGGTCTGGCCACGCGCTACTTGTTGTGGAGCGCCAGGCCTGCAGCCCCCACGGCACCCGCCGCGGGCACGCCGATCCCCAACGCGCCCGCAATCTGCGGGTTGTCATGGATCAGATCCGCGATGGACGTGAGCCCATGTCCAGCGCTGCGGCGCATCCCCTTGGGGACGCCGCCCTTCAGCAGCTCGTGGCCTCCCAAGCGCGCCCAGTTGCCCAGGGCAGTGCCCACGCGACCGAGGACGGCCACCTTCTCCAGGTCCGTCAGACCTTGGGTGTCTGCCACCTTCTCCAGCTCATCGAGGAACCCTCGCTGGAATGCCTGGAACTGCTCAGTCTTCTCGATCATCTCGTCCTCCTAGTACCCAACCTTGAACTCGGTGTCTCCGGGATGCTTCCCGAACTCCACACCGTAGGCCACTCCGGGGATGGGGTGCATCCCGTGGATGTCACTCTTCCACCCCTTCAGAGCCGCGTCCACGACGGTATCCTTGAGGTGGTTGTACTGCATGCGCGCCATCCAGTCCGTCTGCATGTCCAGCGGAGTCTGGTTCACCCCCCGCAGAATCGGCGTCCAGATGGCGGGCTTGCTGCGCCCCTTGTTCTTGGCCACCATGGCCGAGACAGAGACGATGTCGTTGGGCAGCAGGTCCTTGTCACCTCCGGCGTCCGTCACCCTCCCCAGGTTCGTGATGGATCGGATGACGGTCTCGACGTTGCGCCGCTGGACAGGACCTGCATCCTCGTAGGCACGGTAGACCTCGTCCGTGAGGTAGTTGCGCACCGTGTTGATGTTGGTCAGCGGCAGCAGCTGGTGCGGGTTGATCGGACCACCCGAGAGGCGCTCGCCTCGCTTCACCTTCGTGCCACGACGCAGCTTCAGGTCCGGATTGACCAGCTGCTCTGGCACGTAGTGCTTCCTGTCGCCCACCCACACGTCGAGTCCACCCGCGTCTCGATTCTTCTCCACCCGGCTGATGGTACCTGTCTGCTCCGCCAGCGTAGCCGCGTTGGCGAGGTTGGCCCGCATCTTCAGCAGCTGCTCCACACGGGTGAAGCGGTCCGTGATCTTGCCACTCTTGGAGGCGGCCACACCGCCCTCGTGGAAGGCCTTCATGGACAGCTGAGTGGCGGGCTCACCCAGAGCCTGGCCGGCCTGGATTCCGATGTTGGTCCCGGGCTCCAGGAGCTTGCCGTCGGGCATCAGCCCGTAGTCCCGAGCGTAGAGTCCGTGGGGGGCCACGCTCTTGAGGGGGCTGCGGACCTGAACCTTGTTGACGCCAGAGTTGCGCAGCCGCGTGATCATCCGGGGGTCCAGCGCCGTGTTGCGGGGAAGGACGTCGCCCCCCTTGAGGGTGACGGGGCGCGCCAGGAAGCGGTTCATTGCCTCCCGGTCATCCACGGCCATGGAGATCCCATCGTCCGCATCATCCGGAGCATCCCCCTCCACGATGAGCTGATTCATCACCGAGTTCACGATGTCCTTCGTCAGCGCGCCCGGCTTCTGGACCTCCTTCGTCTTCTGGATCATGCCCTTGCGTGCGCCGTGCATGGCCGTGAAGTAGCTCGCAGAGTCCAGGCCCTCAGCGTAGCTCCGCGTCACGGGGACAGGAACGATGCGCTCGGCCGCGTCCCGCATCAGCATGGGTGCGATGAGGATCTGCCGCAGCTGATCCCAGTTGCCTCGCGCCCCCGAGTCCACCAGCTCGAGCGCCCGGTTGGACTGCCGCGCCAGGTGGGGCCGGATGATCGTGTTGAGCCTGTCCGTGGCCTTGCTGTAGAGGCCCACGATCTGCGCGTCCTTCTGCTCCTGGTTGAGGTCAGGGCGCTTCCGGATGCGGTCGGCCTCCCGCTCTGTACCACCCAGCACGCGTTGCCGCAGCTCCTTCTGCGCCTGGAAGTCGTCGAGGGACACCGAGAAGCCGGATTCGTAGGTGTAGTTGTTGCCCAGGTCCTTCAGCGCGTTGACCGTCGTACCGAACGCGTTGGGGTGCTCCTGCGCAAGGCGGGAGAGGATGCCCTTGGTGGCCTTGCTGTCCATCTGGAAGCCGCGACCATGCAGGAGCTGCGCATCCCCACGCAGGGGCTCGGGCAGCGCCTTGTCGATCAGGAGCCGCCCCAGCGTGGTCTCCTTCCCGCCCACGGTGATGACGTCGTCCATGTCCACGTGCAGGCGGGCTGCCTTGCGCGCAGCCTCTCCGGCGGAGTCGAACCGATGGGAGGTCTTGCGGCCCCACTTGGTCAGCCGGTACAGGCCCAGCTGGGCCTCGTGCCCCGGGGCGTACATGACGTTGCCGGTGGTCGGGGAGAAGAGGTTGTTCGACGGATACATCTTGCGCGCCTCTTCCACTGCGTCCTTGGTCAGTGGAACAAAGGCGGACATGGCGTCCCCATCGAAGTCTGCGTTGTACCCCGAGGTCACCAGCGGGTGGATGCGGATGGCCTTGCCGTCCACCAGCCGCGGGTTGAAGGCCATGATGCCGAACTTGTGCAGCACCGGATCACGCTTGAGCAAGATGGGGCGCTCCTTCATCACCTGCTCGAGCGCCGTGCGCGCCACGTCCGCGTTCTTCCTCAAGAGGTGCTGCGCCTCACGAGGATCATAGCCTTGCTCGACCCGCATCTTCCTCACGACGAAGGGCTTGTAGACCTCCTTGGCCAGCTTGTAGGGGATGCCCACCTCATCGATGGACATGGCGGGCTCGGGGATGATGGTGGACCGCATCGACAGATCCTGCCGACGACTGGTCAGGTGATCCTGGAAGAACGAGTTCTTCGGCTGTGGCACACCCACCATGGTCTCCATCACCCCTCGATGATGTCGGCCGTTGAGGGTGCCCCCCGTCATGGTCAGGGCTCGCAGTGCATCGTAGGTGGAGGCCTCATGAGCGACGCGCCGGGCCTTGCCCAACCCAGGGTCGAACTCCTTGAGCTGGTTGTTCAGCACACCGAGGTTCATGTAGAGGCCGTTGACGTCGTCCTCGTTGAGCTTGCCGTTGTCCAGCACAGAGACCGGCCGCATCGCAGGGGGCAGAACGGGCACGGCCTTCATCATGTAGGCCGACTCGGGCGTCATGTTGTTCGCTGAGAGTGCCTCGAGGTAGCGGATCTTCTTGCGTGCGTCCGAGAGCTTGGCAGCACGGAGTGTGGGGACCTGCTGGCGCAGGCTCTCGAGCTCCCCCGCCACATCCACACGACTGAGCGCATCCTGGATGGCCTGCACCCCAGTCTTCCCGTTGAGCTCCATCGCACCCGTCAGCACCTCCTGGTACTGCTTGTTGGTCAAGCCGGCGAAGGTCTGAATGGCCTTCTCGAAGACCGGGTTGGGCATCGCAGTGGCCAGCTCAATGTGGGACCAGTGCGTCCCATCGATGCCGCCCGTGATGTGCGGGTCGAACAGCCCACCCTTCTCGGGCTTGAGATCCTTGCCCTGGAGCCGCAGGCCAGGGTCCTTCAGCTCCCCGTTGGACATCTTCCGGACGTCCGCGTCCAGCAGGGGGATCAGATTGATGGAGTTGCCCTGCTTCTGCGGGTTCACCCCCATCACGCGCATGTAGCCCAGGAACTTGTTGTAGGCGAACGAGGGGGTGGGTGGCGGTAGCTCCTCCCCCGCCTGTAGCGCGGTCCACAGCTGGTCGTTCCGCTGGCTCTTGTAGGAGGCCATCTCCCGGATGTTGGCCGTGGCCCCATGGGCCAGGAGCGCGTACAGACCGAGAGCATCCAGGGCCTGGGCACCATGTGGGCCACCACCCTTGGGTGTCTGATTGACGCTGTAGGGCATGCCGGCGCCACCGGAGCGCGCGTGCATCTTCTTCTGCACCTGGTGCTTGAGCTTGAACATGTACTGGTTGCCCGTCAGGATCTCTCCCAGTGGCTTCCCAGTCGTCGGGTCCGTGAGCACCTCGGTGTCCGACACCCCGTTCTTCTTCAGCTCCTGCTGCAGCTCCTGGGTGTAGTCCCGGTCCAGGCCACCGAAGTTGTCGACGACGTACCGCTTCCCCCGCTTCTCGGCCAGCTTGCCCGCCGCGGTCTCCAACACCTGACCCAGGTTGATGCGGCCCGGGACACCCGCGGGATTGAGCAGAACCTCGACCGGCTTGTCCTCGGCCTGGGGCATCTCGTGGTCCGGCAGCACCGCCGTGATGACCCCCTTGTTGCCGTGGCGTCCGACCAGCTTGTCCCCGATGGTGGCGGGCTCCTCGGTGGCAACGTGCACGCTGATGCTCTTGCCGTGCTTGACGACGCGCACCACGCGACCGCGGGTGTCCTTGTCCCAGACGACAGGCTTGTCCGTGTAGTCCTGCACCATGCTCTTATGGAGACGCTCCCGCATCCGATTCTCTGGAGTGGGCTTCGACTTGCGGAGCATGCCGATGAGGACATCCCCCTCATCGACGGTCTCTCCCTCCCGGATCACGCCGCTCTCATCCAGCTTGTTGAGGGTGTCCCGCGAGTACTTGTCAGGTGTGGCGTAGGCGATGAACCTCTTCTTGTCGAGGAGGGACCCCTTCTCCAGGACGTCGCTCTTGCGGTGCATGTGCTGCGAGGTCAGCTTCTCCGCAGCCGTCTCGGAGATGACGATGCCGTCCTCGAAGTTGTAGCCCTTGAACGGGAGGTAGGCGACCCGGAAGTTCCGCCCGAGCGCCAGCTCACCATTCCTCGTGAAGTTGGTGTCGGCGATCACCTGTCCACGCGACACGTCGTCACCTGGCTTCACCAGAGGGGTGGAGTGCAGGACCGAGGAGGCTTCGTTCAGTGGGAAGTGATCATAGAGCTGAACCTCATGACTCCGGCCCTTGCCGTCCTTGATGACCACCCCCTGTGGACGCACGGCAGTGACCTTGCCCGCAACCGGAGCGCTGTGGGAGTTGAACTTCCCCAGGATGTCCTCGAAGGTGGCAGCCGTCTCCGTCTTGGACTGGACGAGGGGGGCTTCGCGGCCCACCAAGGCCACCGCCTGCTCCTGCTGTCGAGAGGCGGTCATCGCCCGGTTGCCCTGGTTGTTCTGCAGGAACGGTATGAGGTTGGCCGACATGCCGAACAGGCCCTTGGCCGAACGCATGACGTAGTCCACCTCGCTGAAGGGCACCTTGTTGACGTCCCCACCGACGCTGCTGACGGTCACCTCATCCGCGATGGGCTTGGGCTTCCCGCCGACCCACTTGACCTGGTCCGGGAAGGCCACCGTCGAGTTGAACGCCTTGTGTGCGTCGATGGACTCCAGCTTTCCCGTCCGGACGTTGTAGGCCTTGATGGTGATGTTGGTCCCCTTCTTCTCAACACCCAGGGGGAGCTGCAGGGTGATGCCGGTCTTGGCTCCTTCCGGTGTATGAACGGGGTCCAGGAATCCAACGTGGGTGGGGTCGATGAGGCGCACCTCATCCATGACGCGGTGCGCGCTGCCGATCCCGCCCTCCCCCATGACCGTGGTCTTGGTGTGCCCTGCGATGAACTCGAGCGGATTGATCTGCTCGGGCCGCTCGGACAGGGTCTCCGCTCCCGTGAAGAAGGTCCGGAGGGGCTTGTCGAACAGATCGGGTGTGATGATCTCGCGGAGGGTTTCCTTGTTGTCCACGTTGTTGTTGAGCTTGTACTGCAGCTCTCGGGACCGGCGCTTCATCCGGTCCGCGACGAAGTCCTCTGCGGAGAGCACGTCCTTGAAGAAGAGCTGCTCTCGGTTGTCCCCCTCGTCCTCCCCCCGGGACATCTTCATCAGGCGCTCGGCGGAGGCCAGCAGTGCCTCTCCGGAGACGACGTCGTACTTCTTCCCCAGCGTCATCTTGGTGCTGTCGGGACGCAGCTGCGTGCTCCCCAGCGCGTCTCGAACGTACTTCTCTGCCGTGTCCACGTCCGGAGCAACCTTGCCCGTCCCCGACTTGTAGAAAGCTCGCAGGGCTGCGTCCGAGTTCTCCTTCTTGCCTTCGGTCAGCGCAGCCCGACCGAGCCGCTTCTCGATGGTGTCGTCGTCGACACCCAGAGCCTTGAGCAGGGGGTACAGAGGTGGGTTGGAGGTTCCATACCGGACCTTGAACTTGAGGTTCTTGGGGTCGAACCGGAGCCGGAAGCCGAGGCCCTTCTCAGCGTTCCACTGAGACTCGATCTCCCCCTTGTCACTGATGCGGTGGTAGACCCCCGACTTCAGTCGGAACTGGTTCCCGATCTGATACTCGGAGCCGTTGACGATGTACGAGTAGCGTCGGGTGACCTTGGGTAGGTTGGCCACCCGCATGACCTTGTGGTCCTTGACCTTCCCCGTGGCCTTGTCCACGAGGACGGCGTCCATCATGACGGGGACAGTCCAGGAACGCCCCTTGAGCCGGGCATCCTGCTGGGACTGGATGTCATCGATGTCCTTCGTGTCGTCGACCCACACGCGGCGAACCTCGATGCGGTTCTTGCTGCCCTCGTATGGAAAGACGGCGCCGATGGCCTCGCTGACACTGTCTTTGAGGGCGCCAAACGAGCCCTCTGGGTTCAGCTGTGCCATGGAATCACCTAGTTTTCAGGCTCCAGGCTACCCCGCAAGGGTTGGACTGGCAACTGTCATAAGGGTAGTGAAGGAGGCAACCAATGGGACCCAATGACAAGGAGGAGACGATGGACGAGATCGAGAACGAGACGGAGGATGACGTGGAGGACCGCTCCTCCCCGGAGATCTTCGAGGAGGAGATTGACCAGGCCATCTACGGAGACGACTGATGTGGGGATTGTGCTTCCTGGTAGGGGCGCTCATCGGAGTGTGCCTCTATCTACAGCACACAAGTAGGGAATTCCAACCGTGGATTCCCTAGAGTTCCCGGACGCAACAGTGGCGCTGGCCTACTGCACCGTGCTGGCCTACGACAGCATGGTGCAGTACGGCCATGTCACCAACAAGCTGCAGAAGACCTGTGACCGAGTGGACTGCCGCCGGTGCAACCTGCTCGGTCGGCTGCTCCTGCAGCACAAACCCCAAGGCCTCAGCTGGGTGTGCTCCGAGTGTGCGCACCTCTACCCACACCACGTCGGCTTCTGGGCGGACGGTGCGTGTGACAGCTGCAGTAAAGAATCCATCGTACTGCAGCTGGTGGAGACCGCTGGGACGCTGGTGCATCGGCTTCATCGGATGGAGGAGGATGTGCGATGAAGCGAGTGCTCCGGTACAGCGAACTGCCCATCAACGACGAGAACGTGGACGGCAACGGAGCGTACCGTCCGCTGTGCGCGGTCTGTGGCGAGCCCATCATCCCCGGGCAGATTGGCATCTGTATCACGCAGTTCGACACCCTCTACTCGAAGCGGACGCGAGAGGACGTCTACCAGGATGCGTTCATGGAGGACGGGGACGCCGAGAAGATCTACCACTACGGCTGCATCGCCAGCGTAGTCCCGAACTGGGTCGTCGGAGCGGAGCCTGATGGTTCACTCCTGTGACTTCTGTGAGATCGAACTCGACCTCAACGACGAGGTGGTGATGGTCCTGCGTGGGAGGTTCGGCATCTCCCCCCGCAGTGGCAACCCAACCTTTCTCGAGGACGCTGACCGTCCGGAGTACTACCACGTGGAGTGCCTTGCCGAGAAGGTGCTCTGTGAGGCGGATGGCGACGCGCTGGAGCGCATCCGAGAGCAGATCCGAGACGAGCTGCTGGAGGAGATGCTGGGGTAACAGGTCTGGCCGGACAGGCTGTCCGGTCGGTCAACAGATCTGTTGACCCCCTTAGCCTATACCAGGGCTTCCCCGATGCCGCGCCGTGGCGGCTTCTGCTCGGGGAGAGGCTGCTGCATCGGATTGAGCGTGCTGCGACGTCCCCCATCGCCTTCCGCGAGCAACTGCACCACCAGGCGGTAGAGCTCTGGGCTGCTCATCTTCAGCCGCTGCATGGACTGCTGCATCTCGTGTGGGCTCTCTTGCTCGAGCTGGCGCATGGCAGCGGCCACACGCTGGGCCACGGCACGGATGTCCATCCCACCGAGGCGCCCCGCCGCCATGGGCGACTGCACCTGAGACTCGAAGCTCTGCTGCGCGTTCTCCGGGTAGACCGTGGCGTTGTCGGGGACACCGGGGGCGATCTCCTCCCCCTGCATCGGGCCGCCGGCGGGGCCCTGTTCCATCCCGGGCTGGCCGCCCTCCGCTCCGGGCTGTCCGCCACCCGCCATGCCGGGCTGCGCGCCCTCCATGCCTGGCTGCCCCTCGCCGCCAGGTGCAGGTAGCTGCCCCGCAGGTGCAGGCGGCATGCCCATCGCGCTCTGGAGCTTCTGGGACTGGATCTCGTAGCGGATCATGACCAGGTTGGATTCGCCCTGAGCAGCAGCCTGCGCCACCATGAGGTCCCGGTTGGACTGGATCTGCTTGGCCAGCTCGTCCTTCTTGCGCTTCTCCTCCACCGCCAGCTCCTCACCCAGCTCTCGGAGGAAGGTGGTGTCCGAGATCTTCATGGCCTGGTTGGCCTGGAAGTAGATCATCAGCCGCTGCAGGTCGTCGGCCATGCGGAAGCGCCGGAACCGGATGCCCACCGTGGGCCACCCCAGGAACTCACAGACGCGCCCCATGATGAAGTCCCGGACCATCCGGAGCTGGTCGATGCGGTAGCCGATGAACTGGTTCTCCAGCATCCGCATGGACACGTTGGAGCCGGTGTACTGCAGCCCCCCGAAGATGAACTCGAGGGGGACGTTCATGCCCGCGACCACCTGCTCGGACCAGACGCGCAGCTCCTGGTGCAGGATCATCGCACGGCCGTTGCCCCCAATCATCTCGTGGCCCAGTGGGACGGGCATGATGGGCACGTAGTTGGGGTCCTGACGCCAGCGCGCCAGCTCCTCCTGCACATCATCGCGCCACTGCTGCAGGTTGATCATCGTCGCGGGGTCCGAGGTGGAGCTTCCCGCAGCCGGGAACAGTACGCGCAGCGGGACGATGTGCTCCTGCGCGATCATCTCCTGCCCCTTGCGGAGGATCTGCAGGTAGAACAGATCCTTCAGCACGGGCAGGACCAGGGGCATCCCCCAGCCCTGATCCTTCTGCGCGATGATGGGGCGCTTGAGGTGGAAGATGTTCCCATCGGAGAAGGTGACGGCCTTCCTCTTCCGCACCCCCTCGATGAACAGGTCGGGGACCTTCTCGATGACCGACCTCTTGCCGATGGTGATGCTGTTCCGCAGCTTCTGTGGGAGGTCGTAGTAGTAGACGGGATCCGTAACGCCGTCGTTGTCATCGATCTCGATGCGCTCTGGATCCCAGCGGATGAGCCGGATGCCGCCCGGGCTCTTGATCGTGCGGTCGTGCACGCGAGCGGGGTGGCGGTCTCCACACTTCGGGCAGGTCAGGTAGTACTTGAGGTCCACGAAGCGGTAGTGGTCCCGCAGCTCCTTGATGGGCTTCTCGAAGCCACACTTGTGGCACTGGAGGTGCTTGACGAAGGGGAAGCTGACCGTGATGAAGGCGTTGCCGTAGTTGTAGTAGTCGAGGCCCACCTCGATCTGGAACTTGCGGATCTGGAGCTGGTCCTCAAAGAGGCTCTTGTATCGGGTGCGCACGGACTCCTCGTCCGTGTCGTAGATGATCTCGGTGACGGGATACTCCGCCAGCTTGTAGACCACGGCGTTGATCAGGGGGTTGGTGAAGAAGAAGTAGCGGCACCACCGGAGCATCTGCTTGAGGCGCGCCGGGAAGTACGTCTGTGCCGCGTCGAAGAACGGGTTGGGGTAGCGAACCCCCTGTCGAAGAGGGCCCTGACCCAGGTCGACGGGCCTGTGCGAGAACCGAACAGGGCTGCCACCGGAGGTGATCCCGCTGAAGCCAAGGCCTGACATCTATGCTCCCTGCCCCGGCGGCGCCGGCTGCCGGCTCACGAGGCGGTCAAGCCCCTTCCCCACACCACCCATTCCGCGTCGCCCGAGTTCCGAGGCGGCCACGCTGCCCAGGAGAGAGGCAGGAAGGCCCGCCACGAAGCCGACCTGCGTTCCCAGGTGCTCTCCCGTGCGCTCGAAGCGGCCGCGCCCCTGACCGTAGGGGTCTTCCTTCCCCACCGCGCCCGGCAGCAGCCCCACGCCGAAGCCCGCGGTCCAGGACTTGCCGCCCACCGGCAAGTACTTGGTCGTGGCACCCTGCCCCGTCCAACCGCGTCGAGACAGCTCCTCTGCCAGCGCTTTGGGGTCACGCCACACCTGCGCCAGCGGCTGACTCTCCTGGGTGAGGTGCCCTGTGCTTGCAGCAGACCGCACGCGCTTCAGCTCTGCGTTCCCGCCCGTACCCCCCAGCATGCGAGGCCGACCCCTCAGCCGACCACCCGATTCCGCCGCGGCTGCCTCCATCCCTGGGAGCTTCTGCTGCGCCGCTCGGGACTCCTCGAGGATCTGAAGGCGCATGGCCTCGCGGGGGTCCTTCGGGAGCTGGTTCTTTGCAGCGAACTCCTCCCAGGAGGTTCCGGACTGCCGCAGCTTCTGCAGCATCTGGTGGGTGCGCTGCTCCAGGGGCTCGAACTGAGCCCACCCACGGGACAGGACCTTCCCGGTTCGGCCTGGCACCAGCAGCTCGCCGGCGGACATGACCCCACGACCCACGCCCCCCACCTGGTTGGTCATGAAGCGACCGAGCTTCCCCACCAGCTCTACGCCTGCGGTCTTCGACAGCTCGTCGGTGAACGCGTCGAGGCGCTCCGGGCTCAGTGCGCGAGAAGCCATGGCCGCATCACCTCCATCTGCTCGATCATCTGCTGCCGCCGGAGGTTCATGTAGTCCCGAGCGATCAGCAGGCGCGCCACGCAGATGTCCACCTGTGTCTCCTTCAGGTCTACTTCCTCCAGGGGCATGCCCGCAACCTGATCGTAGCGGATGCGCACCGGTTCGGGGTCGTTGAGGAGGAACCTCTCAATATTCTTGCCCTGGCCCAGACGTGCCGCCGGTGAGTCCGGCTCCGTCTTGAGGTTGAGCTTCCCCTCGAACCTCCGGCTGCACTGGTCACAGGTTCCGTCCGAGAGGTCATCCTCATCCTCGTTGCCACAGTCCGGGCATCGGTACATGGGCCTGGAGGCCCTCTCCTGCGCGAACTCCAGGGGGGCAGGGAGGTACCACACCCCATCGCTGAGGCAGCAGGCGGCCACGTAGCTCGCAACCTCCGCAGAGAAGGGCTTGTCCACCGCCTGGTTGGCGATATCCACACCCGCCAGCAGCTGCGCCGTGGTGGGCTCCTGCAGCACTGCGAAGTCCGGGATGTTGTTCACCAAGGGCTGCAGTACCACGGTGAAGACGTTCCACGACTTCCAGAACCCGTCGCTACCGTGGAGTGTCCGGATGGCCTGCAGCTTGTTGCGCGTCAGCTCGCTGATGCCAACGGTCCCACCCTTCGTGAGCTGGGGTCCGAAGTGGTAGCTGATGGACTCGTACAGCGCCTCATGGTCCCACGACCACCAGTCCTTGCCGAAGGCGGTCACCATCAGGGTGTCCAACACGATGGGGTGTGCATCGTGGTGCTCGAAGAACTCAGGAGGACGGATTGCGGATGCAACCTTCTCCTGACCACCCGCAGCGGGGCTGCTACCCATGCTTCGGCGCGAACCCCGGGAGGTCGTTGGCCATGCGGGCCAGGACCAGCTTGACCGGGTCTGGCATCGACTTGAACACCGCGACGGGGTCCTTGATGAAGTCCATCAGGAAGGAGTCGCCGAACTTGTCGCGCAGCGTGCCCTTGTCGTTCAGCGCCAGCCCCTCGAGCTCGCTCTGCGTCACGCGGTCGTTCCCCTCCGCCCAGACCACCCCGTCCTCTGCGGTCTTGATGTGACCCAGCGTGGCGTAGAAGGGGTCGACGATGTGGTGGTCCCACAGGTGGTCCAGCTGCGTGTGCTCGTCGAACATGCACAGCGCCTCTGCCACCTTCTCTGCGGGCTCCTCCCCGAGAGCAGCCGCGAACTTGTCGAGGTACTGATGCTGGTCCTCGGGGAGGTACTGCCGGCGCTGGGCGATGAAGTCCTCCGCATCGGGGGCACACTCGAAGGATGCGTACTTCTCCACGACGGGGCTGATGACCACCCCCAGCTCCTCCGCGCGGTGGGCCAGCTTGATGGCGAACTCCCGTCGCTGGCGGGGGTGCAGACGCAGCACGTTGTCCCCGAAGAAGTCCGAGGCCATCTTGACCTCGTCGTAGGTGCGCACCGGGTACTCACCCAGGATCAGGTGCTCCGCGGCCACCTTCTCCTGCGTCACGCGGACCGGCACTGGCTCCCCCGTGATGTTGACCAGCGGCTGCGCAATCTTCTCCGCGTCCTCATCCCGCATCTGCATCGCCACCTTCACCAGCTCCTCAGGCATGCGCATCCCGTAGTGGTCGTGCCCATAGAGCAGCCTCGTGGCCACCTGCGCCTGGGCCAGCTTGGGCATGCTGTCCCGCTGGGTGAGGAAGTACTTGGTGTGCAACCAGATGTGGGCCGGATCGACCATGGCGTACTTGCGCAGTACGTGGTCCCCATCAACTGCCGCCAGGGCGAACGCCTCGTTGGCCAGGCGCTCCAGCTGTTCCGGCTGGAGGGTGGAGGACTCCTTGACGAAGTCGGGGATGTCCTCGAAGGGGACGAGCTCCTTGAGCAGTGCTCCCGAGTCGTCGTACATGTCCAGGATGGCGCCGGCTGTCCGCATTCGGAATCTCCAGGAGGGTGCAGGGCACAGACAGTCGGAATCGTAGCGGCCTCAACGCAGATGGGTCAAGCGAAACGACCAGCGGAAAGCTGGCATAAGAACAGCAAGATAGTAGCAGCTATTACCTGCTGGAGGGCAGACATGAACCACCGGACCATCCGTTTCGCGGACATCGATAAGCAGCAGCCGTCCACACCCGGGGTCACTCGGCCGTCCTGCTTCGGCAGGCACTATGACGTGCACGCTGTCGAGTGCAAGCACGAGTGCGCCCATCGCGCCTCCTGTGCCTACGCATTCAGCAACGGCTCAGGCACCATCGCCGCCAAGTCCACTGCCGCACCCTCCAGGGTGGGTGGTGGCAGCACGGACGTCATGGCAGAGGAGCCACTCCCGGACATCGTCGAGGTCCCAGCTCCCGACGAAACGTTCTGGTCCAAGCTGGGGTACAACATGGCGCTGCAGGCCCTCACTGCCTTCATCCGCGAGGGGCTATTCGCAGCGCAGAGCGTGCCGCGGAAGCAGTACTTTGACCACGGGGAGAAGAAGTGACATGGGCATCGCCACGATCTTCCAGGACCACCGCCTCTCCGCGGGGTTCCACAGCCAACAGGCGCTCGCGCTGAAGCTGCACTGCTCTGCGGAGTACATCCGTCAGATCGAACGGGGGCTCAAGATCCCCAGTGACGACTTCACGGAGCGCTTCCTGTCCCTCGTCAGCGTCAGTGGGCCCGCAGCAGAGCTGTTCCAGCGGCTCGTGATCGACACGCGCATCCGACGCAAGCACGGGACCAACATCAAGGACTTCGTCGGGGCCGAAGATGTGGCGGCGGCCGTCTGCAGAGACGCACGCACGGTCCTGCTGGAAGAGATCGGGGTGTCGGAGGAGGATGTGGAGTACTTCATCACCGGCCTGCAGCAGTCCATCATCTCGGAGCTGCGATGAGGTTCCGGTGCCTCGACCCCGACAAGGCCTACCGGGGGTCCATGCTCTGGATCCCGAAGAAGCTGATCCCGGATGGCACGCTGGATGCCGCGCTCACCTACTGGTTTGCCGAGACCCCCGAAGGTGCTTCCGAGCCTGTTGCCCGGAAGGTCAGCGCCTGGCGGGAGGAGACGCATCATGTCGTGGTGCCCCGAGAGTTCCCGAGGGAGCAGATCCCCTGCGAGGTCGTCGACCTGTCCGGGGACACGGCCCCCATCGATTTCCACTCCGACATCCGGCCTCGTGATGACATTCAGAGCGCCGCCATGCAAGCCCTGCGTGCCTCACGCAGCGGCATCCTCTGCCTGGGGTGCGGCCGCGGCAAGACGGTCATCGGTCTGGACCGTATCGCCCTGGGCCAGGGACCTGGCTTGGTGGTGGTGAACAACGGGGGGCTGCTCAAGCAGTGGAAGAACGAGGCACAGGATCATCTGAGGCTGTCCGAGGACGACATCGGAGAGGTCCAAGGGGACACCGTGCAGTGGGAGCAGCCCCTCGTCATCGCCATGGTGCAGACGCTGTGGCGGATGGTGGAGAGCGACCGAATCCCTGAGCACGTCCGGAGACGCTTTGCCACGGTCATCTTCGACGAGGCACACCACATGAGCGCCATGAAGTTCAACCAGGTGGCCTCCGTATTTACGGGGGATCGTTTTGGCCTCACAGCCACCCCCGAGCGCGCCGATGGGAACGAGCGTTTCTACCTCTACCACCTGGGTCCAATCCTCTATCGGAACCTCGAAGTGGACGTGCCCCCGATGGTATACTTTGCCCACACGGACATCGTACCAACGCGCAAGGAGCGGGACTCCTTCTACGCTGGGGGCCAGATCAACATCGGGAAGATCCGGCAGTGGCAGGCCTCACTGGCCCGCCGCAACGCGGCGATTGCAACCCTCGTGAAAAGCTCTGCGAAGGATGGGCATAAGGTGCTCGTGTTGTCGCACCTGAAGGACAGCCATATCCCGAAGCTCCAGCGTGGGCTCAAGGGCTGTGGGGTGATCACGAGCGGCGTCAAGGGGAGCACCCGACTCACGGAGCTCCAGAAGGACGTCGTCGTCGCGACCATGGGCGCTGCCGAGGAGGGGCTGGACCGTCCGGAGCTGAGCGTGTGCGTTGTCACCACGACCTTCTCCAGTGACAAGGAGTTCCAGCAGTCCTCCGGCCGCCTCACGCGGCCCACCCCCGGCAAGACCGGCGCGGAGTACATCGTGGTGGTGGACAACGTGCCCAAGTGCATCAAGCACGCCAAGAAGATCGAGCGGTCCGCGAAGAGTCGCGGGTACGCCGTCGAGCACTACAGATTGGAGATCCCGTGAGCAGCATCATCGTGTCCGCCACCTCCAGTAAGCTGCGCGAGCTGGAGGCGATGCTCGAGAGGGCAATGGAACATGCGCAGGACGTTGCCGTCGTCCCCATCTCCCCCACCATGGGCTTCCTGGGTGTCCTGTACAGCGCGCAGACCGAGGAGGCGTGCCTCCGGAACGCCGTGATGATCGCCCACGTGCAGGTCCCCCCATCCGTCCACGGTGGCCCCGCCGGGATGGCGCTGGTCATCGACTCCATCGTTGGGTCCCGCAAGGGACTCGTCGAGGTCCTCTCGCTTCCTCGGGACCACACCTTCTACCGACTGGACGCCCTCTCGGACGCGGACCGACTCACGGTCTTGGAGCTCTACTATGCCGCGATCAAGCAGGCTGCTGACCGGAGCTGAACTCGCGAAGCGTGATGCCTGGGCTCGTACGCGCCTCGATGATCTGGAGCGATCCTACAGCCGCTGCACCCAGTGCCGTGCCCTGGTGGACACGGGGTGGTGGCAGCGACAGAACATCGTGTTCGGGGAGGGCTACGCCAACGCGGACATCCTCATCGTGGGCATCGCACCCGGAGAGGACGAGGACGTCCTGGGCATCCCCTTCGTAGGTAGAACCGGGAAGCTGCTCGACGAGTTCTTGCTCAACCTCTGCCCCGACACCGCGGAGCTGGACACCTACCGCAAGGGCGCACTCACGAACGAGGACTTCCGGGAGATCCGGCGCATCCTTGTGGAGACAGAGCGCATCTTCTACACCAACGCGGTTCTGTGTCGCCCGGTCAAGCAGGAGTGGAACGAGCGCGAGGAGCGGAACGACCTCCGCAACCGGGACCCGGCCGATGGGGAGTGCAACAACTGCTCGCTCCGGCTGCTCCAGACAATCTACATCACAGACCCCACCATCATCATCTCGCTGGGGGCCCCCGCGTTGCAGGCGCTCCTGTCCCTGGACACCGCACGGGGTCGGCGCCGGGCAGGGGTGCTGGACAAGTCCGGGGAGATCCTGGACCTGGAGATCCCCGGGCAGGTGATGGACATCCGGTACCCCATGATGGTGCTGCCGCACCCAGCATTCCTGCTGCGGTACTGGGACGAGAAGTCCCCCAAGGGCTACGTGGCCAGCACGGTACGACATCTACGACATGCGCTGCACGTGGTGGACATGGTCCGCTACGAGATGCGCGGAACACTCATCCCAAGGAGGTAGTGAATTGGACTCCGAACTACATGCACAGTTGACTGCAGAGGCGCAACACGCCGTGGAGACCTTCCTCAAGGCCGAGGAGGAGTACAAGACGGTGCTCGCCGAGCTGGAGGAGGAACTGCCCGAGGGGTTCGACCTGCTCTGGTCGGCGCTCGATGCGCGCAACGCCGCAGTGGTGGACGCCCGCAAGAAGGTGCGGGCTGCGCGGGCCAAGTTCAAGCCGTTCAGCACCAGTGTCCGAAAGTCCCTGGTCTTCGACACGGACACCTTCGTTGGGCTCGCCCGCGAGCTGGGGTGCTACCAGGACCTGCGGCAGGCCGGCGTCATCAAGTACACCGTCTCCGCCTCGGACCTCGAGGAGCGCGTGGAGCCACAGGTCCTGGAGCGCCTCAAGGAGACGGGGCGCGTCGTTGAGACGTCCGTTGCGGTCTACGGACCGAACGAGCTGACGAGGCTGAAGTGATCGCGATCCGGAGACGAGGGCCCACGCTCCTGATGGAGCGCTGGGCGTGCCCCAACAAACAACGGCCCCCAGTCACAGAGTCCTGGGACGGCCATCCCCCACAGGAGGTAATCGCAATGCTCGACCAGTTCTGTCCACCCGACACACAGTCCCCGGCCCGGCTGAGCCTGGGCAACGACCTGGGCTTCAAGGACTTCGGCACCGGCTGGGGTGCCAACGTGATGATCAGCTTCGACGTGGCCCCCGATGTGGACATGATCGAGGCGGCGCGCGCCGACGTGGGCGCGTGGGTCCGGGACATGCTCGGCAAGCAGTTCGCCGAGGCCGAGGATCTCTACAACGAGTTGGTGGCCCCCCGCGTCAAGAAGTGATGTGCCACGATAGCGGGCCGCATGAGGAGGTAGCGTGGCGCATCCAGAGATCATCCTGCTGACCAAGGTCATCGAGGAGTGCGACTTCCGTGCCCTCAAGAACAATGGCATTGACCGCGGCTTTTTCGCCACCATCGAAGGGAAGGGGGTCTACGACTTCATCAGCCGACAGTTTCACAACCGGAACAGCTGGGGCAGCACCCCCTCGATGAGCATGGTGCAGCATGTCGTGAAGACATTCACCCCAGTCCACACGACCGACGACATCGATGGGTTGATCCAGTTCTTGCTGCGGGAGAAGACGCGCCGGGACTTGCTGAAGCTCAGCGACGACATCCACGACATGGTGCACGGCACCGAGGTCGAGACCACCATTCAGCACATCGCTGGGAAGCTCGGGGAGCTCTCCAAGATCCAGAGCCAGTCCCGGGATCTGGATCTCGCGGCCAACGTCAGCGTCATCAAGGAGCGCTACCTGACGGTGGCCGCCGGCGATGGGGTCCTCGGGATTCCCTTCCCGTGGGCTCCCATGACAGAGGCGACCCTGGGGCTGCAGCCCGGCCAGTTCATCCTCATCTACGGCAGGCCCGGACAGATGAAGAGCTGGATGGCGGTCGCCATCGCCGTGCACGCATACCTCTGCGGGTGTCGCGTTCTCTTCTACACGAGGGAGATGACCGAGGAGGAGATCCTCATGCGGGTGGCTGCCACCATCGCGGGGGTCAACTACGACGACTTCCGCAAGGGGCAGCTCCCCGAGGCCGTGGAGATCGAGACGTTCGAGATCCTGGATGGGCTGGCACGCGACGAAGAGGTACTGGCCGGCGTAGATGGGCGGCAGCGACAGTGCTTCAAGGTGAGCACCGCGGGTGAGCTTGCCTTGGGCAACACCGTCGAGGGTATCCGCGCCAAGGTCGAGGAGTACAAGATCGACATCGTCATCGCCGATGGTGTCTACCGGATGGGAGACAACCGCACGCGCAGTCACAAGATCGACTGGCAGAACGTGACGCACGTGGCCCAGGACCTCAAGGAGCTGGCCAAGAAGCACCGCATCCCTCTGGTGGGGGTCACCCAGGCCAACCGCAAGCACGAGATGGCCTTCGCCGACGCGCTCCTACAGGAGTGCGACTTCGCCTTTCGGCTGGTCCTCCACGAGAAGGAGAACACCCTCAACATCATCACGGGCAAGCTGCGTGATGGCCGACTACGCGCCTTCGCCATCAACGCCTACCCCGCAGCCAACTTCACCCTCAAGGAGGAGTTGAGCGAGGAGGAGGCCAACGAGCTGACCGCTCGAGAAGATGCACAAGGTCGGAACAGCGACAGCAAGCGTAGGGGTGGTGGGAACGACGGCGGAGGTACCAGCCGTGTTGCGCCGAGGGTCTTCCGACAATGAGTCGCGCTGTACAGGACACGGTGGTGCAGGTCGTCGAGCGGTACATCGGCAAGTGGCGACGTGCTGGCAACCAGAACATCGTCGTGGGCTGCCCCTTCCACGAACAGGCACCCGGGCACCACACCTTCACGCTGTCCATCAGCACCACGCACGGCTCCTGGCTGTGCTTCTCCTGTGGTGCCGGTGGTGGCTTCCCGCTCCTGCTCAAGGAGCTGGGCGTCGAGAAGCATCTCCGAGACCTGATCCTCGAACCCGTCTGGGATGAGATGCGCCGGGGCTTCCGGCCCCGAGAGGTCCACCTCAACACGGACATCTTCCGTGCGGAGCATCTGCTCCCAGAGGCCGTGCTCGGTGTCTACGAGTACTGCCCCACATCTCTCGTAGCTTCAGGCTTTGACGAGGGCCTGCTGCAGTCATACGACGTGGGCTTCGACTACAGCCATCAGCGTATGACCTGGCCAGTTCGGGATGTCTACGGCGGACTCGCAGGCATCTTCGGCAGGAACCTGACGGGCGGCTTCCCCAAGTACAAGGCGTACACCATCAAGGACTTCGACTTCGAGGTCCAGGCGCGGTACCCCCACTACGAGTTCAAGAAGTCCAACCACCTCTGGAACCTCGACCGGGTGCACTCTCGGCTGTACCACAGCAGGGAGCCGGCCATAGTCGTCCTGTGTGAGGGGTTCAAGGCTGCACTCTGGTGCATCCAGCATGGATGGCCCTTCACGGTGGCCCAGATGGGCACCTGGACGAGCTACATCCAGGCCGAGTTCCTGCGGCGCATCGGTGGAACCGTCATCCTCTTCCTGGACAACAACCCGGCAGGCTTCAAGGGTGCGCTGTCGGCCTACGAGATGCTTCGACGCTCCAACACCGTCTACTTCGCGCAGTACCCATGCGACGAGGACCTGCAGCCGGACAGCCTGGCCGCAGATGAACTTGAACAAGCCATTGAGGCACCACTGACCAGAAACCACTGGATTCACGAGTCGCCGCTACGACTAGCGGCATGGAGGGAACATGAGCTTCAGAAGGCACGCCGGACGAGAGAAGAGGCCCGACCGTAAGGGGGGCCGTGGGTCGTTCCGCAACCAGTACCGCGTCCCCAAGGGTGACGTGGGCTCCCCGATCTTCTTCATCGCGGGGGAGTACCCCGACCCCCGGCCGGAGGAGCGCGACGCGCTCGGCCGGCCCACCAAGAAGCCGTACTACATCTCCAGGGAGCACCGCAAGATGGTGAAGGGCCAGAAGTGGCCCGTGACCGAGCTGTGCGCCGCGGGATGGGACCCGGCCAACCTCAAGCCCTGCGTGCCCTGCCACGAGCGCAGGCAGGGGGACACCTCCATCGATGGCAAGGGAGGCAACCCTCGCAGCCTGTTCACCCTGAACATGGTGCACCTCGTTCCATACCACCTCGTGCCCCAGGTGGACGGCACGACCCGCCAGCCGCGCATCAACCCCGCGACGAACCAGCCCTACCTGGCCAAGACCGCGTGTGAGGGCCGCGGCTGCCAGCACTGCCGTGACGGCGCGGACCTGCTCTTCGGCGCCAAGAAGTACCTGCAGGTGGGCACCAACCACCTGGCGAACCTCAAGCAGATCGACTCGGACATCTCCGGGGCCTGCCTGAACTGCCGCGAGGGGGAGGTCAAGACGGCCTCCTTCGAGTGCCCCGACTGCGGTCACCTCATCATCAACTGCCAGGACAACGACTTCAGCGAGGACGAGATCGATCAGTTCGCCATGGAGCAGCTGACCTGCCCGAAGTGCCGCAACACGAACATCCTGGTCGAGACGCTGGAGTGCACGCACTGCCAGGACCCGCGGCGTACGACGCTGTTCGACGTGGTGCTGTGGCTCCGCCGCACTGGGGAGTCCACGGACAGCATGTTGAGCATCAAGCACCCCTCGCCGAAGCACTTCGGCTGGTGCTGGCTCGACGACTTCCTCGTCAACGACGACCCGGCACGCCCGCTGGTCCAGCCGTGGCCGTGGAAGGAGACGGAGGACGGCATCCTCGTCCCCGAGTTCGAGGCGGAGGTCGCCAAGATGGCCAAGCCGTACGACTTCGACGACATGCCCTCGGTGGGCAAGCCACGGGACCCCCAGGGTCAGGCCGAGCGCCTGCAGATCCCGAATCCCTTCGGTGCCGGACAGGCGCCGGCGCGGGACTACGGTGGCGGCCCGCCCCGGTCGACGTCTCGGATCTGATCCCCCAACCGGTGGGCGTCCCTCCTTCGGGAGGGGCGCCCGCCACCCGGAGAGCGTTGATGCCAGTGTTGAACACCGGGCTTCCGCCCGCGCAGTACATCGAGACGGAGGAGCAGGCGAGAGACCTGCTGCGCCACGTCATGAAGCTCGACTACACCGGGCTCGACACCGAGACCACAGGCCTCGACAATATCCGTGACGTGGTCGTGCTGTGGTCGCTCAGTGACGGCAAGGGCCGCTGGGCCATCGACGCCCAGTTTCTCGACGTCTTCAACCCCTACTTCGAGTGCGAGACCAACACCAAGATCCTCACGAACGCCAAGTTCGACAAGCACATGCTGGCGAACAGCGGCATCGATCTGCGGGGCACCCTGTGGGACACCGTCGTGATGAGCTGGCTGCTCGACGTCAACGGGCGGCACGACCTCAAGAGTGACACGACCAAGAAGTACCGGCTGCTGCCCCCCGAGGCAATGCCCTCCTTCGCCGCCACCTTCCTGACCACGATAGATTCCAAGACGGGCAAGCCCAAGAAGCGCAACATGAAGGCGGGCGAGACCGTTGGAGACATCGTCGTCTCCTTCCTGCACGGCACGCCCGAGCAGCAAGAGATCGCAGTTGACTACGCCTCCAAGGATGCCTGGGCCTCCTACGAGCTGGCCTGGAAGCTCAAGGCGGACCTCGAGACGCTGTACTTCGGCGAGGACTGGACGGCGTGGGACCACTACGTCGACATCGAAGTCCCCTTCACCCACGTTCTGTGGCGCTGCGAGCGCCGCGGCATCACGGTGGACGCAGGCCAGCTGCTGGACATGAGCCCCAGCTTCGTCAGCCGAATCAATGGCATGGAGCGGGAGTTCGCCAAGCTGGCCGGGCACGTGGTCAACCTCAAGAGCCCCGACCAGCTGCGCGAGATCTTCTACTTCTACGACGAAGAGAAGGACGAGTGGCTCGACCCGTGGTGGAAGCCCTGTCGCTTCTGGACGCCGGGCGGGAAGTCCGGGGTGCGCAAACCCTCCACAGACAAACGCACCCTGGAGAAGTGGGCAGACCAGGGGCTGGAGGAGGCACAGCTCCTCATCAACCACCGCAGCTTGAGCAAGCTGTACGACACGTACATCAAGAAGCTGCCCCTGATCCTCGACAACGAGATGAGGTGTCACACCAACCTCAACCAGGCTGGAACCGGCACGGGCCGCCTCTCGAGTAACGACCCCAACCTGCAGAACATCCCGGTGCGCTCCGAAGAGGGCGCCAAGATCCGTGAGGCCTTCGTCGCGGCCCCTGGAAAGCGCCTCCTGGTCTACGACTACAGCCAGCTGGAGATGCGCATCCTGGCCCACATGGCGGAGGACCAGGGGATGATCGAGTCCATCAAGAACGGGCTGGACATCCACTGCGACACCGCGGCTCGGATCAACCGCCGCCCCTACAGTGAGTACGCGGAGGCCAAGAAGGCGGAGCACCCCACGCCGGAGCAGGTCAAGCGCCTGCGCGAGCGCTCCATCTGCAAGAACGCGGGCTTCCTCATCGTCTACGGAGGCGGCCCTGGCAAGCTGTCCGTCACCGCGGGCATTCCCGTCCAGCAGGCCAAGACGGCCATCGAGGAGTTCCGTGCGGCGCGCCCTGGGATCGACCGGTACACCAAGGAGATGGTTTCGTTCGCACGCAGGCACCGCTTCGTCGAGACACTGGCAGGGCGCCACAGGAACCTGCCCTTCATCGACAGCGACCAGGATCAGGGCCACTCCAAGCGCGCCGCGGTGAACACCCCCATCCAGGGGAGTGCGGCCGACATCATCAAGGCGGCCATGCTGAAGCTGGCGGCCAAGGAGGACCCCCGGTTCCGGGAGACTGCAGAGGAGCTGGAGTCCTACGGCTGTGAGATGCTCATGCAGGTCCACGACGAACTCATCTTCGAGATCCCGGACGACGACGAGGTGGAGGCCGCGGTCACCCCGATCATCATCGACGCCATGGAGCACCCGTTCAACGAGCCCCTCTCCGTCGCGCTCACCGTCGGCGGCGGCAGTGGCTACACCTGGAAGGACGCGAAGTGACCACAGGCACGCTCAAGATCGAACGCATCGAGCTGCACGTCGGGGAGGGGTTCTCTCCAGAGATGTGCCCCTTCGAGCACGACAACATCCAGTTCCTCTACCACGTCACACCGACTCCGGTGGAGGACCTACCCAAGGTGTGCACGTGTGGGGCACCCCTGACGTACCACCCAGACGGCGTGTACTTCATCAACGTCGACACCAGCGAGGAGGACGCGGGATGAAGTACGACAAGCTGCCAGAGCCACACGAGGTGCTGCAGATGGACGAGGACACCATCCTGGAGTGGCTGGACGTCTTCTACGGGCTGGACCCCCACTACCACGCCCTGAGTGGCGTCAACGCCACCAGGGAGCAGACGATCCTGTACTACATGCTGCTCCACCAGGACCTGCAGGACCGGCTGATCCGACTGCACATGTCGACGCCGCCGCTCGTGGTGGTGGCCGACTGGGAGACCCTGGACCCGAAGCCCATCACGAAGGAGGACTTCCAGAAGGCGCGAGAGCAGCTCCTCAATCAGATGAGAGGGATGAAGCTCGAGTTCGGCAACGGCAGCAAGGTCACCGTTGACCCGGACCCGGAGCAGTCGGTTCGGGGGTGCGATGCTGCGGAGGCATGTGCCGAACTCATCCCTGGACTGCGGGAGGCAGGTCAGGCCATCGTCGATGCTCCCCCAATCAAGGAGTGGAAGTTCGCGCACTGCGACCAGTGCGGTGGGTTCAAGATCTACGACGGAGAGAAGCTGGCCTGCCCGGACTGCGAGATCCCCATCGAGAAGCTGGCACCCCGGCGGGAGGTGGTCGATGACGAAGATTGAACTCATCCACGAAGTCGTGCGGCGCTGCCGCGCCAAGAAGATCCGTCTGCCGCACGGAGTCGCTCGCCCTATCATCGAGATGGCCCTCGAGGTCATCGTCGATATCGTCAGCACGGGGGAGCCGGTCGAGCTCATGAACTTCGGCAAGTTCTCCATGGAGGTCCGAGCCCCCAAGAAGGGGTACGACTTCAAGGCGGGGGTCACCGTCGACTTGCCCGAGGCGCAGGTCGTGGTGTTCACCCCGTACCGGAGGTTCCGCAATGCCGTCCGAGACTAACGTGCTGCGCAGGGCCGTTCTGAGAGCCCTGCACATCTACGAGAAGGCGTACGTCAGCCGGCGGCTCATCGCGGCAGACCTCCGCGGGGAGAACATGCCTCGTGCACTCAAGGAGGTCTGCGGCATCGGCGGCTCTGCGAGAGAGGGCTTGTCGGTCCACTACGAGTCACGTGGCATCCGCATCCAGCACCCCATCGAGCAGATACTGTCCTGGCCAGCGGCGTGGGACATCATCAACCATGAGGCGCTGCACCTGCAGTGCCTCTTCCAGGAGCACCCCCACCTCGAGTGGAGGTTCCGAACGGAGAAGAGCGATGCCAGAAGAGGAAGGGATGGACAAGTACTCGGTGGTGACGGACGAGGAGCACACCAAGACGGGCGCGCCGGGGGAGTGTCCCCAGTGCGGGTCTGAGCTGGACAAGAACTCGAACGTGCCCCGGTGCCCGAAGTGCGGGACAGCCCCCTTCGAGAGGGTGCCGGAGCGCTCGAGTGATCGCTGAGCACGTTCTGCTGAAAGTGGGGGACTCCGTTGCCGCCACCGACATGGACGCCAAGCTCAACGTCCAGCACACCAGGAACGTCGTCGGCTCCTTCTACGAGGCGCTGGCCGCCTTCCTGTTCGACGCCGTTCGGTGGAGGGGCGGAGAGGTGTACGCGTACGAGAAGGACCGGGGCTACGAGGGGCCGATGGGGGACGCCGACGACCCCCCGTGCATGTCCCCGGACCTGGTCCAGCGCACACGTGCGTCGTTCATCGAGGTCAAGGGGGGCAACGCCTGGAGCCAGTTCAAGATCTACCGGTGGCAGGCGCTGCTGTACGACAACATCCGGTGCCACGGGACCTACCCCATCTATAGGCCACGGGTCGAGTACGCCATCTTCGTCCACAAGCTGCAGCGCATGACGAAGCGGCTGAAGACTCCCCGCAACCTCATCGCCGGTCTGGCACAGAACACGGAGTGCTGCCTGCTGGTCGACCTGGACATCCTGCTGCGGTTCCACAAGCTGGTGGTGCCTGTCTCCTACGGCGATGAGCACAGCCGGAAGTACTACCCGACGTTCTACCCAGTGACGGCCAAGCACATCCGCCGCATCATGTCGGAGCCGTCCGCAGTGCTGACCGAACTCGAGCTGAAGCGCAACCAGTTCAGCATCACCAACTACCTGGGCGGGGAGTCCGAGGCCCCGCTGTTCGAGCGTGTGGCCGTCGGAGACACCGCGCTCACACCGTTCCCGGTGGTCACCATCCGCCGGAAGCGACACCCGCGCGCCCCCTACACGGGGGCGGTAGACCCCAGCTGGCTGACGCACGTTCGGCAGGAGACCCTGTTCCCACCTGAGCGGGACCCCCTGGACAGGCTGGCCGGTGACATCAACTACGAGCAGAACGAGGACGACTTCCCGTTCTAGGAGGCAACGTGGCAGCGAAGAAGGGGACGAAGAAGACCGCCAAGAAGCCGGAGAAGCCGGAGAAGAAGGAGCCGACGCGCGATCAGCAGCTCGATGCGCTGCAGGCCAAGATCAACGCGGCCTACAGGGGCAAGGGAGTGATCCGCAAGGCCAGTGAGGTGGTGCTGCCGTACTACTACCTGCGTCGCCCGTGCGGGATCATCGACCTGGACATCGCCACCGGTGGTGGGCTGCCCGCCGGCGGCCTGGTGGAGTTCATCGGACCCGAGGGCTCGTGCAAGAGCTACCTCATCAACCTCTACATGCGGCGGCAGCAGGAGATCTTCGGCAAGGACTTCGCCGGCGCCATGGCCATGACGGAGATGCTGTACGACAAGCTCTTCGCCAAGATGCACGGCCTGCGTGTGGCGTACCACGTCGACGAGATCGCACGCATGGAGGCCCTGGAGGGCAAGCCCTTCACCAAGGAGGAGTCGGACTTCCTGAACGACCAGATGGGCCGCTTCGACATCACCATGGCTGAGAGCGCCGAGGTGCTGTACGACATCCTCCTCGACCTCCTGTACCCCGACCTCTACAACATCATCGGCATCGACTCCTGGGGGTCCATGCTGACGATGCTGGAAGAGGGGAAGGGAATGAAGGACAAGACCCGCGGCGGGTCCGCGAAGGTCAACGCCGAGTTCATGCGGCGCTACACGTCCATCATGATGGGGGCTGGCGGCAACAGCCCGGTGCACACCACGGTCATTGGCATCAACCAGATGCGCGACTCGATGGACCCCAACAAGAGCTGGGAGATCCAGGGTGGCTGGGCGCTCAAGCACGGCAAGTTCATCTCGATCATGCTGAACCCGGGCAAGCCCCTGTACCAGAACGCCAATGGGGAGATCACCGAGGGTGCAGGGGACGAGGGCCTCGCCAAGCTCACGAAGGTGGGCAAGGTCATCAAGTGGCGCATCCTCAAGGGCAAGGCCGGCTGCCACGACGGGCCAACCGGGCAGTTCCGGTACTTCTTCGCCACGGGTGCCGACCTCGAGCACGCCCTCATCCTCGAGGCCATCAAGTGCGCCGTCATGTCGATGGCGGGCTCCTGGTACACCTTCGACGACATCAGGATTCAGGGCCGGGACGCGTGGGTGATGGCACTTCGTAATGACCATGATCTCCGCCAGAAGATGGAGGACGCAGTGATGGAGGCCCACGGTGTCCAACCCAACTACTGCTGACGCAACCCAGGGGAACCCCTGTCCCAGCTGCGGGGGCACCCAGTGGGCCTTCTACGTCGGCCGAGCCCGGTGCGTCATCTGTGGCCACATAGCCTGGCGCAAAGAGGTGGAGGCCATCAGCAAGACGCGGGAGTCACGGAGGGAGGTCTACGTCCGACGGCAGCTCCGCAAGGACAGCGACCGGTCGGAGCGTGCCCATGCGGCACGCTTCGGCGGGCGCACCACTCGAGGCTCTGGCTGTGGCCACGACAAGTCCGACGTGGAGATCCCATCGGAGCTCCACGAGTTGAAGGAGACCAGTGCCAGCAGCTACCGGCTGCAGCTTGGCGACTGGCTCACGGCACAAACCTACGCTATGGCACGGGGACTTCGCCCCGCCATGGTGATCACGTTCATCCAACCCGCGAAGCGGACACAACTTGTAGTCCTGGACATCAACGACTACGAGGCACTCAAGGAGGCAGCCCATGCAGCTGCAGACGATCAGTGACCTGAGCAACTACCACCGCACGGAGGTGGAGGCCTTCGTGCACGGCATCTCCCCCCTGCGGGAGCTCGAGGACTGGCTGGAGACGCGGAACGACCCCGAGATGGAGCTGAAGTACCAGATCGTCCAGCGAGAGCGTGCGGCGCGTGCGGCTCTTTACGAGCCGACGCTGCGCTCCACGTTCCGCATCGAGCCCAGCTCCATCCACCAGTGCGTGCGCAAGCTCTGGTACCAGCTGATGGGTACGGAGAAGCACGAGCACATCGACCCCGGCCTCCGGCGCATCTTCGACACCGGCCACGCGATGCACGAGCAGCTCCAGACCTACTTCGAGTGCATGTGGGGTCGAGACGAGTTCGTGGACGAGGTCAACATCATGATCGAGGACCTCTTCCTGTCGGGGCACACGGACGGGAAGCGCACGACGTCGCAGTTCCGATTCCTGCTGGAGTTCAAGACCATCAACCACGACGGGTTCACCAAGCTCGGGGGCAAGCCCAAGAAGGAGCACCCGCAGCAGTTCCACTGCTACATGAAGGCCGAGGATGTGCCCCTCGGCTTCATCATCTACATGGACAAGAACAACTCCATGATGTCGGAGTTCCCAATCATCTTCTCGCAGCCCCTCTGGAATAGCCTGGAGGCGCGGTGTCTCAACGCCATCGAGACCGATGAGGACGGACCCACGTCGGATCCAGCCAGCCGATTCGTCTGCGCAACCTGCGCCTACACCTGGACCTGTCCCCAGAAGCTCGGGAGGTACTGATGCCCAAGAAGCTCCTTGTCCAGCGGCCCATCGACGAGGCAACGGAGTACTACGACGTCATGGATGACGTGCTCGGCACCATCACCGGAGACCTCAAGGTGACACTCCCCGACGCCCCGACGTGGAAGGGCGATCTGTACCTCGGCCAGCTCCCTCCGAACATGTCCCACCTGTCCGACATGGAGCTCGGAGAGTTGCTGACCATCGTGACCCAGTGGAAGAACTACCTCCGCGTCAAGCTGTCCTACTACAAGGGCTACCGCGACGACTGTGAGAAGCAGCTCCGGGTCCAGAAGGCCTACCTGCGCAAGCAGTTCCGTGCGGCACCTGCAACCACGGAGGATGAGGCGAAGTTCCACGCAGTCAACGACCGCATCGAGCTCGACAAGCGGTTCCAGGACGTGCAGCGGGACCACCTGTACTACGGCAACCTCGTTGAGATTCTGGATGCGGCCTACTCGGCTGCGGAGTCGGACTTCAATGCTGTGAGCCGCGTGATCACCTTGCACGGGCAAGCCCGTGGTGGTGAGCAGCGCGCCCATGGCGCCCTGGGTCGTCGTGTCGGCGCCCTGGATTGAGCCGGCGCGCCTGCTGGCGATCCAGTACCCCACCCTGCCGCCTTCGGCCAACCACATCTACTACAACCGGCCCGGGGGCGGACGCGGCAAGACCGCCGAAGCCCAGGCCTGGGAGAACCGGTTCATCGCCGCGGTGAGCCAGCATCATCTCTTCACCATCCGGTCGATCCAGGACCACGCAGACCTCGGAGCCGTGTTCGGCTTCGACATCACGCTGCTGATGACACCCAAGGAGCTCCTCAACCAGGGGTGGCTCTCTCGGTACAAGAAGGACACCTGGATTGGGAAGATCGGAACCCCCGCTCGGCGCCTGAAGCTGGCGGGGCAAAGGAAGGCAGAAACTCGATACAAGAAGATCGATGTTACCAACCGATTCAAACTCGTAGAGGACGCCATGGCAGCAGCACTCGGCATCGATGACTCCAACACCTTCGTCGTCGGTGGGAAGAAGATGGTCTTCTCCGACCAGCCGGGTGTGTTCGTCACTGTCTCGATAGACGACCCGCGCGCCTTCGGCGTCCCCGAGGGATTCCTGGGGCCACCATGACCATGGTCAAGTGTCCAGAGCGGCCGCACGAGTGTCGCATCAGCCGACTGTTCTGCCTGCTGATGCCATACGACTGGTGCATGCGCTGTGACAACCGCAACTTCCAGGTGGTCTTCCCACAGCTGCAGAACTCCATTCGATGTCCCGTCACGGAGCTGGCGCTGCAAGCATCGACCAGTCCTGTGATATACGAGTTGCGAAGCACACACCCTACACTGGCCAAGGACGTCTCCGTGGCGCTCACCGGTGACCTTGCTGGGATGAAGGTGGAGCGGCAGATCTGTCGAGTGACGCGGCCGTTCTACACGTGCATCTCCTGCAGAGGAAGGGAGGGCTATGACCCACTCAAGCGATGACATCCTCGAGGATTGCAACATCACGGAGCTCCTGTACCTGGCGGAGGCACAGGGCCTCGGGCTCCTGAGTTCAGCGCGGTCGCGCCGGCGCCTACAGAGCATCGTCCGCGGAGAGGTGGAGCCGAAGCCTGACGACATGTGCCCCTCCATCCCGAGGCGACAGCAG